CTTCTGGTCTATTCACAAAACGATGCTTGATTGATTTTACTGGATAGAAGCAATTATTTTCTACTATCCAAACCATGTATCAAAGAACTGTGATATGTATAACAGGAATTAAGAAGAATGTCAACAGAAATTATTAATTATATTTCGTTGCTCCTCCCCGAGGCTAAAGCCATCGGGGTTTCCGCAACGAAAGGAAAAATATGAATGGCGAAATCTTTTTCAATATGTTTAGGGAACCACATCCATTTTATGGACATTCTGAGTTCATGTTGAAACGATGGCGTAAATATACGATTTATGCTCAGTCGGGGTCATATGTCCGTTCGGATAATCCTTCGGAAATTGCAATTCACAGCAGTTCGGTTCGTCATATGACGGCTACAACTACTTATACCATTCCCGACAGTCCAAAAGCAAACGTGTATTCCACAAATTCCATATATTTGTATGACTATGTGGTTGTCAGTGACAAATGGTTTTTAAGCAATGTCTATACTGCTTCTACTGTTGATTCCACTCCCGCTTTGGATTACTATCATGATACAATTACAAATCAATGGACTCATAGTATAAATACTTGGCAAAATAGTCCAAATTCTGTTACGAATGATTACTTATGGAGATACAATCCAACAGCATCATTGGTTGCGGGGTATCCGGTATATGGATATTCAACATTGACACAATATCACATACCTCCTCCCCCTGAGAGTTATGAGACGTTAATGAAGACTCCTATTTTCAGGAATACTGATGGTACATATTTTGAGATTATTCGTGGATACCCGAGAAACCATTACACTCACAAACGGGGATATTTTGCTTTGGATAGATTTACGATGTATGGATTTATTGACAAAACCGTGACTGTGGCGATGTATCGAAAGGGAATGCAGACTATTTCCACAACCATTGGTCCAAATGGATTAAGCGATGGAAGTAACCCTATTCAGGCAACTGTTGTCACGAACATTGATCTTATCAAGTCGGATAACGTAATTTACCACTAAAAACCATCGGTTCACTGATACTTATAGATGAATACTTTTTATGGAAAACAAAAAGAATAGGATAAAATAACATGAGCTTTATTGACAACCAGAGCATCACTGTTGATGCAGTTCTTACCCAAAAGGGGCGACAACTTCTCGCACAGAATGGTAATTTGAATATAACCAGCTTTGCTCTTGCAGACGACGAAATTGATTATACTTTATATCAGCCAAATCATCCACAAGGCAGTGCCTTCTATGATATTGCCTTGCGTAACACCCCAGTCTTTGAGCCGCTTACTGACGAAACGCAAGTGATGAAATACAAACTCGTTACGCTTAATCAAGGTGTAACGTCTATTCCAGTCATCACTATTGCTCAGGACAAGATTCTAGTAACGAAGGATTACACGGGCGATATTATCATTAGCCCTTCCACGAATCCCGCGTATAATTTGCAATCAGGTTATACAGCGATTCTTGGAAACAAGAATGTAGGTATTTTGATTGTCCAGCAAACCAATGCGGTTAATTCTGTTTCTAACACTGTTCCAACTTTTGCGGGTGACATTAATATTGCAAGTGCTCAAGTAGTTGTTGGGAATTCATTCCGTTTTGTCCCGAATAGTGGGTTGAATAAGACGACTACAACTAATTTAACAATCGTTGGAAATGAATCGGGAGGAAGTACTTCCATCGAAGTCACCATAACAGTTCCTCCATCGACACAGTAAGTATATGATATTCAATCAATTTGACCCAAATAAAGACGTAGTAGCTGGTCGTGTTACCCGTGTAGCGAGTGGATTTTGGCCCGACGGTTCTCCAAATTGGGGCCAAGAAAATTTCATGGATGACTTTTGGCGTATTACAGGATCGGGAACTCCATCTCCATCATATGGAACTTCATATTACGATGTTCGATATACAATGTATTATTTGAATGTGTTTCCAGATCAATCTTCTTACATTAATTATGATCCCTACTTCTCGATTGCATATGGACATTTTTATGGTGATGTGGGAAGTGGTTCGTTTACTGTGGAATCCGCAAGTATCGGAGCTTCCCCAACCAAGGCTATCTACAGCCAATACAAGAATATTCTACTTTCCAATTCTGATGTAAATGCTACGGCCAATGGAATGTTTTCCATGATGAGTGCCAGCACTACGACTATGGCAGAGGACATTTGGGTCATTAATTTCTCGGCTTACAAGATGAAAGATCGAATTGATGAAGGATTGTTGCAATTGAATTTTAGTGGTTCGGGTGGGTTAGTAACTCTTATTGATGACTCAATTTATTCACAACAAAATCAATACGTATATCAACTTGTTACGGGAAGTTTGACAAACCCGTTTAACAGTGCGATTTATGGAGGTTTTGGACTTTTCTATCCGCAAATTGGAATTGTAGTTCTCAATGCCTCTCTTCTGGCTGCAAAGCTTGATATTAATAGTGGTTCGGGAGTAGGAACAGGAGCGGGAGATGGCCCATGTCTTGATGGTTCATGGCCATATATTTCTGGTTCATTGCCAGGAAATATTCAATACACTTACAATCACAAGACTCTTTTCGAATCTATGAATCTGGCTTCTGGGAAATTTATGAATGTTCGCAAATCGGAATATGTCCCCGCTCGGCATTATTTTGTTCGTGTTATGAACCGAGATTTTAATTATAGTAACAATCCGACGTATGTGTATGACGGAACTGATAATAAGCATCCGAAGGGTCAAATTTATAACTCGGAATTTATCACGGACCCACGAACGTATATTACAACAATTGGGTTGTATAATGATAACAATGAACTTTGCGCCGTTGCAAAATTGAGTAGACCAGCAATGAAAGATTTCTCAAATGAATTATTAGTAAAAGTACGATTGGACTGGTAGTTACGAGTTCTCAAAAGATAAAACTACGATTTGAACTAAACTATTTTCCGCAATCCCGACCCGATGGGGCGGGTTAGGAAAATCATTGACAATAAAACAGAAACATGATAGGATACAAAATGGTTCAATACCAAGTTAAACTAAAACTCAGCAAGACGCAGGAGAAACGACTCAATGATTGGTTGTGGAACTTGACTGGTGTTTGGAACTGGGCTTGCCGGAAGATTGAACTAAACGCTAAAGACAAAATCTACTTCTCTCCGAAGAATTTTCAAAACTTGTTGGCAAACCACTCTAAAATCCTTGATATTCCGTCTCATACTATCCAAGGAACATTGCTAACTGCACATGATGCTTGGTCAAGATGCTTAAAAAGATTGGCGAAGAAACCAAAACTCAAAGGAAAACGAAGACCGCTTAACTCTATTCCTTTTCCAGACCCCGTTAAGATTGTCAGCAATAAAGTAAGTATTCCCAATGTTGGATGGATTAACTTCCACAAACAATGGATTCCGGAAGGAAAAATCAAGTGTGGACGAATCTGCAAGCGAGCATCTGGCTGGTATATGTGCTTATTCGTTGATGCCAAGCCAAAAGAGATACCAAAGGTTGGCAATGGAAAAGTAGGTATAGACCCCGGGTTCAAAGACCTGTTGACTTTTGATAATGGCGAGAAAATAACTCACCCGAAAGAGTTGAGATGGTCCGAAAAACGATTGGCTCAATCTCAACGGGGGAATCGGAAGAGGTTGTCTGCTCGTCTTAACGAGAGAATTAAGAACCGAAGGAAAGACCGGAATCACAAACTCTCAAGGAAGTTGGTTGCTGAGAACGATACTATTTGTTTTCTCCGAGACAATCATCGGGTGATTTCTAAACGATTTGGAAAGTCCGTAGCCGATTCTGCTCATGGACAACTCAGGAAAATGTTGGAATATAAGTGCCTTACCGGCGATACGAAACTCATTTTCCCAGAGAACAGAAATTCCACAAGGACTTGCAGTCATTGTGGGGCCTTAACTGGTCCTACGGGCTTAGCAGGACTTAAGGTACGGGAATGGGATTGCGGAGTATGTGGTACTCATCACGACCGGGATACAAACTCGGCACGTAACGCACTTATTCTTGGGGTCGGACGGACCCACGAGGTTGTCTATGCTTAATCACATGGATAAGTCAGGAATCCCAGAGCGATGCTCTGGGAGCGTCAATATGTCGCATGATAAAGCACATCAATCACCAGAATGTCTCAACGACGCCATTCGTTGCGTCTAAGGCTCGTGCTTTATATAATATTCAGAACGATGATTCTGTTATACTTGAGCCAGATGTTTATCTAAATGGCACCACTGTCTCCCTTGATTATGTTGATTACAATTATGGCGACCCTATAATCAATGGCGATTGTAACATTGCTCTCGAACAGCAAGGACTTGACTCTATTGGTTATGAGGAAGGTATAACAGGATCGGGGACTTTCAATTCAGCTTCCGATGCACAAAATGCCGACGGAACTTATAAAAGTCTTGTCCACCGTCAGATAAAAAATGCATTCTATAATCTATATCATAATCCAACGGAAATTTTTGGGATTGAACATATTGATTTTCCTCTAAGTAAAACCCTTCGTAATCTTTCCGAACAGTTTAGGATGTTTACTATTCCAAGACTTATTTTTGGAGATAAGATACAACCCAAGAGTGTCAAATTTTATGATACTTTACTCGATGACAATGTGGAGATTTTTGATGATGGGTATCAAAATCTTATCGGCGGTTACAATCTGTTTTCTAAGATTCAAGAAGTACGGATATTGCCATCAGGTTCAAATTTGATTTTTCCTGGCACATCTAGTTATAATTGTATTACCTATGGTTCATTATTTATTACCGACCCACAAGATGTATATGCGGATATTGGCACGACAATAATGTTTTGTATAACGGCTTCTGGAACGATGCCATTTTATTATCAATGGCAATCGGGAAGCATCTATTTGACGGATACTAGCAGGATTACAGGAAGCAATCAGATATGCTTAGTAATTAATAATGTCCAATTGTCAGATACAGGTAGTTATCAAATTTTAGTTAATAACTTGGAACAGGGGAAAACAAGTTCATACGCCATACTCCATGTTAATACGTATCCTCCAGTCATAGTCACTCAACCAGTTCCTGCTTCAAACGATATAGGAAATTATTTATCGTTTAGCGTAACAGCCAGTGGAGGACTCCCGATGTATTATCAATGGGAATCTGGAAGTACATTGTTGACGGATGGGACTAGAATTTCGGGAAGCTATCTGTCTGGACGTACTACATCTTCGTTATATATTAATGACTTAACACTTACTGATTCTGGAAGTTATCGTGTAATGATTAGTAACATCTTCGGCGTGGGTATGGACATGGAGTAGGGTTATTCAATAACGAAAATTATGCTTAAGCAACTCAAAAAAACGGATGTAATGACATCGCCGTTTCGTGCTACAAAGGCACGGGAGTTGTATAACATACAGAACCCCGACACGGTAATCTTGGAAGAATATTCGGGCAGTTCTATAATTCCTGAGACACAAGTCATTCTTGATTACATTGATTATGTAACAGGAACTCCGCTTCTAAATCGTGATTGCTATATTGCACTGGAACAGCAATCGGATGATTTAGCAATTTATGAAGAAGGCACCAGTGGAAGCGTAAAAACTTTTGATTCGGCTTCGGCAGAAATTAATATGAATACTGGAACATATAAGGAACTTCTTTATAATCAGATGTCTCGGGCGTTTTATAATAACTATCGAAATCCAACTAAAATTTTTGGAATGGAAAATATTGACTTCCAGTTGAACAAGACAAACCTTTATATGGCGGACGAGTTCAGAATGTTTACCATTCCGAGGATTATCATGGGGGATAAAATCGCTCCGGGAAGTGTTCAATTCCAGGATACATCATTTGATGATAATGTGAGTATTCAGGATGATTCTAACGGAAATCTTAATGCGGGAACCAATCTCTTCTCAAAGATTCAAGAAGTCCGTGTCTTTGGCAATTATATATTGTCGGGCACAGCGTTCTATGTATGTGATATATTTGTAGATAGTCCTCCGCTAGGATATATTTCATTAATGGCAAGCCTTGTATTGAGTAACAACTTACCATATGTTACCCCTTGGAATGACAATTTGATTTGGGATGACATTTTACATTGGTCGGATAATTCCGCATAATCTTAATATGATTCATATTTATAATGGAAACTTAAATTGACCTATGTTCATCGCATCAATAACTTGGAATTATTCCCTTTTGGATCATACGGGATTTTTATTGCAACGTTCGATTGATTCTGGGTCGGTTTGGTCCACAAATTATGCACTCCCATCATCCATTTATTCATATTTGGATGCTGCCATTGTTCCATATGGGTCATATTGGTATCGAGTTGCCGCAACCAATCGGTATGGAACTGGGTCTTGGAGCAATATTGGATATGTATTTGTTCCCCCTGCAATACCAGATGGTCCATATGATCTTACGGTATCAAGTGGTTCTTCTATTTTAACTTGGAAGAGCGGAAGTTCTGGCCAGGAATATTTTGCTATTCAAACGGCTCTTGACAATACCCCAAGTTCATTTACTAATTTAGGTGTATCTCTTGTTATACCTTACACAGATTCTTTTGTATCTTCAAGTGAAACTGGAAACACTTATTGGTATCAGGTTGCGGCGGTCAACATTAGTGGAACGTCTAGTTTCACCAATACGGCAAGTATTTTATTTGGTAATCCTCCACCACCGCCGTATGATTTAATTTCTGTCAGTGGGTCTGGTTCTTTCTTCCTATAAATTAGAGTGGGCTGATATGTATAGGGTATTGTTATGTTCGTAAAAGTTAAAAATGAAAATTACGGCTACGCAGTGACCACGTATGGCAATTATGTTGCGGTCTCCAATCCTGATCTTCTTCGGTGGAATCGTCTTACCGCCAGTGTGGAGCATACAGGGTCTGTAGATGTTTTTCTGTATAATAAATCTAAGGATGAACATGATTACGTAGGCACTATCTATCAGCTTTGGAGACCGTTCGATGTAATGTTGAATACAGAAGCCAATAATTCTCCATCTGCATCAACTCCTATTTCTGCTGAAAGTTCTTCACTCGTCTTCTATTCCGAATATAATATTTGCATAGATAAAGACCTTTACACATCTTCTCTCGAAAATGGATTTGGGGTTTCCCTCGACATGTACGAGAAATTCCTGATAGTTGGGTCTCCCTACTTGACAGAGCTTTGTCTAACTACAGGCAGTTTCATTACAGCATCATGGGCAATGGCCGAAATCTATGATTTGGCTCAAATTGAATGGACCGCGAATAGTGGAAGTGCTGCGGCATTTACTATCGATGACCCGGATTTTAATTCACCATTGGTTGAAACTGCATCGTTCGGAACGGCTGTTTCTATCAATAAAGATTGGGCAGCAATTGGTTCCCCATATTACAATGGATCAAGTGGAGCAGTTTACTTGTATAAGAATTACACGGTAGGAAATAACTACTCGTGGTCTTTGTTTCAGAAACTCGAACTTGCAAATGCTGTTCCTGATACTAAGTTCGGGTTCAGTTTGAAATTGAACAAGTATGATGGCCCACATAGCTATAGTCTTGTTGTTGGAAGTGGAAATCCTTCAAATACGTCAGCATATTTGTTTGAATATAGCAACAATGCATGGTCCCAATCATATGTCTTCGCTCCAGATTATAGTGTCTATCCAATGACGTTTAACCCTGAGTATTATCCACAGCCGAGTAATCTCACAATGAGTAATTACAATGGATTTGGGTATTCGGTAGGAATCTATGGAGATTCGGTTATTGTCGGAGAACCATATGATCGACGGTTTTACGAATATAGTGGCTCATCTTTTTATGAGCAGGGTTCTGCTTATATCTTTGAACGTTGCCCAGGAACGTCGGGATGGATGCAAGTTTTGAAAACATATGGAACCCCAACTACTCTTTACAATAATCGAATGGGATGGTCGGTTGATATGTTTGATGGAAAGGCTGTTGTAGGAATTCCGAAGATAGATGTTGTCGGAATGACTTCTTGCTATATCGCTGGAACATTGAATCAGTTACATTATTGTGGTGCTGATTTGCAAGCGTTACTATCTGGGCAAGATATGCTTTTGCAGAAAAATACTGGTTCGGGTATATGGGAAATTATTAATGTCTATCAAAGAAAAAAGAAGTATCTGAGTCCGTATCGTGATTATGGATTTGATGTGGCTATTGCGGATGAATCGATGGTGGTGGGTGCTCCGATGTATTTGTATGATGGCAACCGTAATATAAATATTGAAGTGACTCGTAGTGCAGATACGGATTTGGACGACCTTGCAGGAAAAGCATATATTTACAATTTCCACAATTTCCGTAATCAGTTTCATGTCGGAAATGTTTTCTATCGCAATGGAAAAATTATCATTATGACTTCGGGGTCTGTGTTCGATGGATTATTCTATTCTCCAGTCAATACTTACACTTACGAATACGACTTGACATTTAAGAGTCAGCATACTATTTTTGAGAAGCAAATCATTTGCACAGTTGACCCAGGGGAATTCAATGTCAGCACAAATCCAACAGCGGTGGTTCAAACGCCTTCGATTTTGGATGTAAATGATAACGGAATCTTTGACTATCAAGATGTTGATGTAATTCTGAGTTATATGCAATACAAGAATACGTCTATTCTTGGCTTTCCAATCTCAACTGATTGGAGTTCATCTCTCGTCAAGACGGATGATGAGATAAGTCTACTTAATTATTATAAAGCAAATACAAATACGGTTACAACCCCTCAATTGATTAGCGAAAGTATAATTAGGTGGGAAATGACTGATAAGAAAATGCAGACAACTCTTGACCTCAATGAGGATTTTCGCATTGATTATCGGGATATGAATATTATGTGGAAGTATTTTACTCACAGATTGACTCAAGAAAACTATGCCACTTTTATCACTCCTTCATGTCATCGTCGCCTTTTTAGTGATGTCATGGACTATCTTGATGGATTAAGCCAGAAGTTCGCTAAACCCGCTATTAAGAGCGATTTCTTGGACTATGAGCGATTGACAGTGTTTGATAAGACAGGGAGTTATTTAATGCCTTATTGCACTACAATTGGATTATATGACAATAACTTGCAAATGGTAGCCGTTGCTAAACTCGGCACGCCAATTAAAGTGACTCCAGAATTACCAATTAATTTTATAATTCGTATAGATTTCTAATCTGTAACTTTTTCGACCGAATTGTTAAATAGCGATATATTTATATCTAGACGAGAACAAATTTAACCATACAATTCTATGCCAATGCCAACGCCAAGACCTTCGCTCCTTACAACACTTGATCAACGCTATGCAGTACAACATGCAGGATCAGCGTTCGAAGTTAAAGATATACTTGAAGCTCCAGGTGTACAACCCCAAGCAGGAACAACTATTGACGCTTTTAGTATGAACGGGGAGGCTTTCCAAATTCCCAATGGATTCCAAGTAAAAATGCTTCAGCAGGAATCGCAACTCATAGCGGTTGTGTCTAATAATACCGTGGGACTCTCCCGCTATGTAGAAAACTTGGACCGCACAAGGTATCATCCGACGCTTCCATTGCCCTAAAGGAATAGGAAGTTTCTTCCTCTGAACGTTATAAAAACGAACCCCGCTCTTTTGCGGGGTTTATATTTCGTGTCGCCTGAAAACCCCTATCCCTTTAGGGAACGAGAACGATAATGGAGTTGAAAGACCGAGTTTTCACTTGTTCTTGTGGTCTATCTTTAGACCGAGACATAAACGCTGCGAGAAACATTTTGAGATTGGGAAGACAATCTCTTGCTTGTAATAAAGCATAGAAGCCCCGACCCTTTAGGGTCGTGGGAGTTTTCACATTGTACGTATGATATATGGAAACACTTGATCTAGGTCATTGGAAATTAGGAGATGGATTATCACAGGGAATTCCCGAAAACAGTATTGGGTTTGTTTATTTGATAATTGATCCCGACAATAAAAAATATGTCGGGAAGAAATTATTGATCAACAAAACTTGCAAAAAACCTCTTAAGGGACGAACTAATAAACGGCGGGGTATTAAAGAAAGCAATTGGAAAAATTATATTTCAAGTAGTCCAAAAATTCAGGAGAATATAGAAAAAAATGGAATAGAAAATTATCAATTCATTATATTGAAGTGGGCACCTAATAAAATGATGCTCGCTTATTATGAGACTAAAGAGATAATTGAAAGAAATGCAATTTTCGACTTGACATATTGGAATGAAGTTTGTAACATAAGAATTCGTAACAGGAAATAGTTTATGTGGATATCTCCATGATATTTATTGATATATGAAAGCGATACAAATAACATGTGATCGATGTGGAAAATCTGTTAATGGATTTATAAGTGTTACTCCTAAAGATGGTGTGATTGTTACGAATGGATACTACATTGTGGCCGAAGGAAATTGGAAAGAATTTCAGCAAGATGACGAAGAATACGTTTGTGATGACTGTATGCATTCGGACCCGCAATATAAAAAATTATATCAGGCGTGAAAGCAGGATATCTCTACATAGTTACGAATGAAGCGTTTCCGTCATGGTGTAAGATTGGAATTACTGCTAACCTCAAAGAACGCTTGCACATATACCAAACATGTGATCCCCATCGGGGTTATAAACTTGTATATTCGCTTTGCCATCCCCTTTATAAAGAAGCAGAAAAGAAAATTAAAGAAGCAATTAAACCATTCGCCAAAAATATAAAAAATGAATGGTGTGAAATGGATTTATCCATGTGTCGAAGTCGCTTACAAGAGTCTCTTGAATCTTATGAAAATGGCGAATGGACTTAAAATAAGTTGAATTTCATCGGGGGGATAGGTAAAATGCAGGCATGATGGTCCAATATGAACTGGTGGCAATTTTTAATGAATTGCTTGGGCAGCAAGCCCGCCTCCGAAAATCGGGGGTTCAAGCAACATATCATTGCCCTTTTTGCGTAGATAAGAACCTTACAACCAACAAGTTGGAAATTGCTGTTGGTGGTGCCCGAATTGGCTCATATCATTGTTGGCGGTGTGACTCGAAGGGGACTACGTTTGGGAGTTTACTTTATAAACTCCAAGCACCACAGAGTTATCGAGATTCCATTTTTAAACTTACTGGTGACATTAGGATGGCTCGTTATGCCAAGTCTTACCCGACCTTTTTAAGTCTTCCATCGGAATTTCACCCCTTGTCCAAATCACAAAAAAAACCAGAATATAAGAATGCTTTGGCATATTTAAAACGGCGTGGTATTATGCATGAGGATATACTCAGATACAATATTGGATATTGTGAGTCAGGAGAATATGAGCAGCATATAATTGTTCCGTCATATGATGCCAAAGGCATACTTAATTTCTTCATTGGTCGACGCTACTACGAAGATGGATACGTTCCACACAAAAAGCCCAATGTTCCGATGAGTGATATTATTGGATTTGAGAGTTTCATAAACTGGAAAGAACCCTTAAATTTATGCGAAGGTATTTTTGATGCGATAAGTATAAGGAATAACGCCGTTCCATTGTTCGGAAAATATTTGTCGTCAAAACTATGCGAAACTATGATTATTAATCGAACATCTCGGGTTAATATGATTTTGGATAATGATGCTAAAGATGATGCAATCAAAAATTGTCGGCGAATAATGAAACTAGGAATTGACGTTTATCTCGTAGAATTGGATGGGAAAGATTCATCTGATATAGGATTTGAAAGAACTCATGAATGTATTCGATGTGCTCAACGATTTGATTGGAGTGACCTGTTGAAATACGAACTCGGAATATGACTATTATACTTTGGATTTTAATAGCAATGGTGTTTTATGCTATTGGAGAATACAATAGTAAAGAATATGCCAATACGTTGCAATGGCGTTATGGCGCAGTTGCAATGTTTGGTTACATGGTAAATGCTGTATGCTTTCTTCCTGCTATTTCCAAAATGAATTCCCTTACTGTATTGGGCACGATATGGAATTTAGGATATGTATTTGTTACTCTTTTTCTGGGACTTGTCATTTTTAAAGAACCAATATCAACAATGCAAATTGTAGGACTTTGTTTTGGCGTTGTCTCGATAATTTTACTTAGTATATGATAAACACACTGAAAACAGACATCCCGAAATTTAGCCACGGTTTACAATTCGCCGACTGCCATATTCGTCTTAATAAGCGGCACGATGAGTATAAAGAAGTATTTAATAATCTCTACGAAGAAATAAAAAAAACTCCAGAAACAACAGTCGTAGTATGTTGCGGAGATGTAATACACTCAAAAATTGATTTATCTCCGGAATGTGTGCAGATGGCAGCAGATTTGTTTACAAATATAGCCAATATTAGACCGATGATTCTTATTGCAGGCAACCACGATCAGCTTATTGCCAACAAAAGTAGGATGGATTCATTGTCGCCAATAGTGGATGCCTTGAATCATCCTAATCTATTTTATCTTAAAAAATCTGGTTTATATGGATTCGGGAATATTCTGTTTAATAATATGTCGGTGGCAGATTCTCCTGAACAATATATCCTTGGCAAAGATATTCCCGCCATATATCGTAATCAATATGAACACATTATTGCTCTATTTCATGGAGCCATAGATAATGCTGCATTAGATAATGGTTATGCTATTAAAAATCCTGTTATAATGCCGCCGTTGTTTAATGGACACCATCTTGTTCTCGCTGGCGATATACATTTGGCTCAGAATATGAGTGTTGATAATGATGAGGTTATTATTCCCGAGTCCGATCTCGGAAAATATAGCATGGATTTATGGGAAATTGTTGAAGAAATAGAAGAAAAATGATGGTTTTGATGGATTAGATACTATTTATTGTTATAGCAAAATCATGGATTATGAGAAGACTTAAAGACAAGAGCGGAAGGTTCATAGAAAATGCGACATGGATTGAACGAGAATGCATTGTGTGCCATAAACCATTCACTATTAAAGAGTCGGCATTAAAATATAGACGGGGGAAATATTGCTCCCGTAAATGCTGTGACGAACATAAAAAGAAAATTTGTATTGGCAAAGGCAACGGATATTTTGGAAAAATACTATCAGAAAAAGGACGGCGAATGCGGTCTGACATAACCGCAAAATCGTGGAAAATTCCCAATATAAGAAAATCAAGATTGGATGGTATTGAAAGATTTGTGTTGGAGCACGGATACCATCCGGGCGCTGATGAAAAATCAAAGGAAAAGAGAAAGCATACATTCACCTTACGTTATGGAGTTCCACACAATTGGATGGTTAAGGAAGTCCGTAAAAAATGCAATGACACTTGTATCCTACGTTATGGGAAATCCATGTGGCAGTTGATGATGGAAGCACTAAAATTTCACCAAACCGAAATAGAAATAATTACTAAACGAATACTGGATGACAATGGTATTACATATAAGCCACAATTTCAGTTATGGGATGGCGGGAATATTCGTATTTATGATTACTATATCCCATCTTCTAATTTACTTATTGAATTAGATGGTGACTTTTGGCACGCAAATCCAATCAAATATCCAAAGGAAAAGTTGCTGGAAGTACAAAGAGCGAATATTCTCAATGATGAGTATAAAACAAACCTTGCCAAGACCAGTGGATATAAGATAGAAAGATTCTGGGAAACCCGAATAAAACTTCCCGATTATCCTCAACTTCTTCTCCATACAATAAAACAATATGAAAATGTTACGCCTACGAAAGAGAACGAGTCCTAAAATAAGATACTGTGGGAGTTTAATTGGTCAGAATCATGGCGAAGGATTAGAGGGACATGGATACTCTCTATGGGACTTATCTGATTATTCTTATACACATCATGAAATTCCTAATGATTATGGTTATTTCACAGTGGATATTCAGAAGGGAAAACTTACCACTGATTTGACGCATTTGCCTAAAAAGGTACGTCTTCGTATGAAGTGTTACGAGAGCGTAGCTTCAGAAGTTAAGCAAGTTCTTGCGGACATTAAGATGAAGACACAGGTCATCGAGACAGCCTACGTTCGCATGGACCAAGAGCAGGATAAGAAAGACATTATCCCATTGTGCAAAGATATTGTACTTGCCGACTTGACTACGGTGGAATATCAGGAAAAGCTTCTAACAGAGTTTTTGACGAAAAAGCTTGGGATTAGTGATCCATCAAAGATTAAAGAGATTCTGAAAATCAATAAGGCTACGAATGCTCTTATCAAACGCGATGATTTCTCTCGTAACCTTAAATGGAAACCCATAAAAATGGAATGGTCAAATACTTTTACATACGGGGAAAATAACATAATCAATTTTGAAGATATGCATGGGGTTTACGGTATTTTCGGTCCCAACAAGTCGGGTAAATCAAGTATATTGGATACGTTAATATTTGTGTTATTTGACAAAACGTCCCGTTGTTATAAAGGTATGCATGTCCTGAATGTTCAGAAATCAAGTTTTCAATGTAAATTGGAGTTTGAAATTTCGGGAGTGCGTTACTTTATCGAGCGTAAGGGTAGTACTACTCGTTCGGGCAATGTCAAAGTAGATGTTCGATTCTGGAAGATAGTCAATGGAATTGAGGAAGAACTTCACGGTACCGTGCGCCGAGACACCAATGATATTATCCGTGACTACATTGGAACTTATGAGGATTTCATAATTACTGCTGCTTCATTCCAGAACGCCAAGAATTTCACATCATTCATTGATATGGGCAATAGCGAGCGTAAAGACTTACTAGTGCAGTTCATTGGTCTTAATGTTTTTGATCGTCTGCATGAGTCTGCGGGAGAGCGTAACAAGGAACTTGTGACTATTCTTAAGACTCATAAGGATAAGAATTATCAACTTGAAATCCAACAAAATGCGGCGGCGTTATCCCGTGAGGATACTCTCTTTTATTCGGCCAATCAGGAAGTTGAAAGTTTGAAGAAGCAAATTTCCGAAGTAAATGAACAAATCATTGCTGAAAGTGCCAATATTATTAAGCTAGACACAAGTGTTCCGACAGACCTTTTATTGTTAGAGACCCGAAAACAAAGTGCAGAATCCATTCTTGCAGCTAAGCGCAAAACAATTACAGATGCCCGAGACACCTTAATGACCCAAGAGAAGAAATTGTCGGAAATTAATGATGGGATTGATAAAATTGAGAAATCGAATTTTGTGGAAGCTTATAAAACCCATAAGGAACTTTCCGACAAACTTACTGTTTTTAAGCAGAAAATTGATCTCAAAAAGGTGGAAGTCAAAGGAAAACTTGAAAAGGTGGAACGTTTGAAGAACCATAAGTATGACCCCAATTGTAAGTTTTGTGTAAATAATGATTTTGTCAGAGACGCAACCAAGGCAAAGAAGGAATTGGTCGACGACAAGAAAGAGACCGATAAGATGATGGCCGATGTTATGAACATTCGGGGAGACCTAGATGTTTATAAGTGGGCTGAGAATACATATGAAACCTACACTAAATTGCTAACGGAGCGTGGAATAGTCAAGGACAAATGTTCAGAGGCGAGCAAGCGCATCATTATTGCTACTAATGAACTTGAACGATTGGATACTGCCGCCAAGGCAGTCAATCAACAAATCGAAATTTACCACCGTAATGAAGTGGCGGTAGATAATAATGTCAAGGTTCAATCAAAAATCAATGTTTTTCGGTCCACACTAACCAAGTTTGATATTGTGTTTCAGAAGCAGCATCAATCTCTTATGAATATTTCGGGTAAACGTGAATTGTTTCGTTCTACTATCGAAATGGTCAAGAAAACCCTCGAAGAAGTCTTGGCGATGGAAACTGAACTTGGTCTTTATCAGAGTTACTTACAAGCAATTGGAAGAGACGGAATACCTTATCAAGTAATTTGTAACACTGTCCCCGAGATTGAAAAGGAAGTCAATTCCATCCTCAGCCAAGTGGTGGACTATACCATTCAGTTTGAGACTGATGGGAAGAACATAGTACCTTATATTTGTTATTTCGACAAAGGAAAATGGCCGATTGAATTGTCGTCCGGATTTGAACGGGATTTGGCGTCCATAGCAATCAGAATTGCGCTTACCGAGGTCTCTAATCTTCCAAGATGTAATTTTTGTGCTATTGACGAATCCTTCTCGACGCTTGACGCAAATAACCTTGCTACGATGCCAACCCTATTTTCTATACTAAAAAATTATTATGACTTCGTACTAGTTATTTCGCATCTGTCTGAATTGAAGGATGCCACTGACAAGACCATAGAAATAACTCACGAAAATGGGTTTGCGAAAGTAGTATACGAATAAGACTATAACACTAATATATATAGGTGGAGGTTTTATACCCACCTGTATATATGGCATCAAAACAATTACTTTCAAATTTTGGAAAACGGGGTGACAGCAGTTACACCATCAATGGCATACCACAAGGGTTGGCCGACATTCAGGTGGATGTTGAAGATGATTCTCATCTTTCTACTTATTTTCATGTTGTAGAATTTAACCCCGTATTTACGGCAGGAAAGAATTCTATTTCTTTCAATGGCTCTGATTTACTTAAAGATGGCTCAGAAATCAAAGTCGAAGTTCTTGATAAAGATGGCAATTCTCTATATCTAGCTGCCCCTCCTACTGACCAAAACTACGTTGACATTGCAAACTTCACGGTTGCCATCTATGTGTATCGTGAAACAGTAAGCGGCGTGGGAAAGGTTATTCTTGCTGGTATAACGACCAAAGGAGAAATTGTCCGATGGATAGGCAATATTAGCATTAACGTCACGTATCCTAATGTATCTCGTGTTCGTTTTTATCATAAACCTACAATGGAGGTCACTCCACTCTTATACCCTGTTGTTGAAACTCTCACTGGGTCATTGTTGGCATCTTCGTCATTAGTAGCCGATATATGTTCTGGTCAATATGTTTATCGGAAGGGATTTCATTTAATTGCGGCAAATAACATATTTTCTTCTCAAATGGTTGGTCAGTCTTTTCTCCTAAAATATGGCAAGTGTCAACTTGTGCAGGGAGAAGCTACGCAGATAGGAACTTATGATTTATCAACTGGTATGTTCGGAGCAACTGGTTCGGTGTTTATTGTAAAAAGTGTTGTAAATAGCAAGACAATACAAATTGACCCTCCTACTTATTATACATTTGTTCCGCATGGACAAAAGTCATCCAATGTCATGATAATGGGGATGACGGGCGGACAATTCACGATGAGTTATAATTCAATAACTCATATTCAACAAGCCACAACTGTTCCAGCGAATGGACAATGGATGCCTCGTAATATCCTTTATCATGGTTTAGAGGGGTATATGCAAATCAAAACAAATACAGATGTTTTTGATTCTACTATGGTGGGTAAAGGCATGATGATTAATTACAGTTATATATGGGTAGATGATGGTGGCGGTGGGTTTGATCCTTCTATAAAAACATTTCATAATAAATATCCTATATCATCAAGTCTTTATCCGATAATAATTACTGATTTTGTAGACAGTAGAACTGTTAACGTCCCACTTCTTCATTATAAGTTATATTATGGATTGCCTGGGTCAGAATTCACATATCTATATCACATAAGTAAATTTTCTGGTAATGTTGAGCCTCCTAGTAGTTCAATTCCATATCAACAATATACAACTACTAATGGTTCCTCATCGCTTATGCAAAAATCCTACGCAGATATTCTTTATAGAAATACTGATACATTTTCGGGGTTTATTGCTCGTCACAAGTTGTATGCGAAAAGTAACATTTATCCAGGTGATTTTGAACTTGTCTCCGACTCAGTAGTAGGTCCATCTGAATTATTGATAGACCAGATTAGTGTGAACAAAAGTTATGCCTTAATTGGTAAACTTGAAAATCAAGATAAAGTGAATCAATATTGGTTTGTATCTTCTGCGTCTTTTAACCTTGTTCAGAGTGATGATAAGATAAGCGATGCAATGACGATTGTAACAATTCCCGACTATTCGGCGGCAAATGGAAGTAGTTATGTCATAGCAAAAGCATCGGCTATTAATTTAGTGAACGATGCTATTTATTATCCGTTCGATGAAATGGAATATACCCAATTTAATGGAAAAGGATATGCATCAAATTTTATTTTTATTCCAAGAAATACGTTGCATATTCTTTCTGCCAATATGGTAGTTAATAAGGATAAAACTACTATTGCAAAAATTTCATTTTACCTTACCAGTTCATCGCAGGGAATAATGGGCGAGCCAAATTATGTTCCTGCATATGGACTTAAACTCGGGGAAATTGTTGTGGCCGACCAAGTAACTGCCAGATTTCTTTTAGATGCTCAACAGATGTTTTTTACAACTCTGAATGATTACTATGGAACATTAATAATTGTCCCATATTTTTGTAATGTTACTCTGGCAAATATTTCTATGCAAAATTATGGGGATTATGGATTCTCGCCGGGGGCTATTGAGATTCAATGTCCGTTTCCATTAAATGTGGCAAATGAATCATTTACCCTTAAGGCTGAACTGTTTGATTCCAATGCAAATCTTGTTTACACTATTCCAAAAGCAGGAGACCCTCCAATAATAGCAACGTTTGACCCAACAGGGGTAAGTCTGTTTGGAAGTAGTGTTCTTGGTTCGGCTGGAGGTACAGGAGGTATTCCAAGTACTCTTCCATCGTTAACTGTTCAAAGTAGTTTGTTTTTGCCTGGTATTGGTCAATGCCCTTCGCTTAAACGACTCCTCGGATTTAATATACCGACTCATTATCCCCCACTATCGGGAGAAGGTTCAGTTTGTTATACCGATGTTACTGATTTAGAATTAACAGCATCAACTACAACTATTCCTACTCTCGATTACCTTAGCCTTTCAACCACGGCTGGTTCGGGACGTTCCCTCGCCGTCCGTTATAATGGAACCTCCCCAAATGTATATGGAAGGCGCGTTTATGTCGATCCTTCGGGAGTCAAAACTACTTATTCATAAGGTTTTAGGATATTTCATTCTATATTTACATTCTTGGAGTCAGAAAGCCCCTTCGGCTTTAGCCAAGGGGATGAATGACGACCATATTAAGGAAATAAAAATAAAATGACATTTTCCTTAAAGTCAATGATATGTATGTCCGTGAATGTAAAACGAAACTACAAGTTTAGGTTGTCTCCCAAAGGAGGAACGCTGACCCGTCTTGAACAGACGAGAGAAACTTGTCGCTACGTCTATAACCAACTCCTTGAGAAGCGAAACGACCACTATGAGAAAACCAAGAAGACACTCACTCATTTTGATTGTTGTAAAGTGATTAAGGAGATGGAACTGAAAACTCCAGTCCATTCCCAAGTCCTCCAAAACGTATCTGCACGACTTGACCTTGCCTATCTTGGGTTCTTCCGTAGGTTGAAGGATAAGACAGGTAAAGCAGGATTTCCACGATTTAAGTCCTATGACCGATATGACTCATTCACTTTTCCACAAACGGGTTTTAAGTTGACTCCAAAGAAACTTTGGATGTCCAAGATTGGTGATGTTCGGATTAACCTCCACCGCAAAATGGAAGGTAAGATTAAGACCCTGACCATTAAACGTGAAGGCAATCATTGGTATGCTATTTTCTCATGTGAGGTTGAGATTAAACCAGAAGTTAAGAAGTGGAAACGAGCAGTTGGTATTGACGTTGGATGTATTGACTTTGCCACTTGTTCCGATGGGACGATCATTTCTCATCCTCATTTCTTACGACAATCTTCCGAGAAACTTTCCAAAATCCAAGGTAAGTATTCCAAACTAAAAAAGAAACCAAGGGATGATAAGCAGAAGATTAAGACCAAGAGAGCATTGGTATCGGTTCATTGCAAAATAAAGAACCAACGAAAAGATTTCCTACACAAGTTGAGCAAGAAGTTCGTAAGCGAATACTCTCATATTTGCGTGGAGGATATTAAACCAAGTCAGATGTTGAATGACAACTGGCGAAGTTTGAATAAGAGCATATTGGACTCAGGATGGACTACGTTTAGACAAATGCTACATAGCAAAGCGGTAGATGCTGGTTGTGAAGTGAATGACGTAAATCCTGCCTATACGAGTCAGATGTGTTCTGGTTGTGGCAACATTGAGATAAAGAAACTCTCTGATAGGCAACACAAATGTAATCTTTGTGGATTGGACATTGGAAGAGATTTGAATGCTGCACGAAACATTTTAAGAGTCGGAATGGACTCTTTTGCTTCCAAAAGAAGCATGGAAGCCCCTATCCCTTTAGGGTAGGGGAGCATTCACTCATGTGAAAGGAAGAACGTTATGTATAAAGGCAAGACAAACATAGAAATTGTAAAAAGTTATTTGGAAGGAGAAAAGTTATTTCCTGTATTCGGTTATACTGGCAAAGAATACGTCAAACGAGCCATAGGAGAGCGTTGGATTGATAAATCGAATCAAGAGTGGGAGCAGAAGGCAGGTGGCCCTCAGAAGATCAATAGGGTGGCAAATATCGTGCGTGCGGCTATTGGCAATCAAAAATGCCGATGTGGTCAACAAATTCGGTGGGGTACTAAATTAGATAGATTATTTTTTAACAAAACTGGATTATGTGAAGGATGCCTCATTGATTATGAAACTAAATTACGTGTGTTGGGTATTTACAACGATTACGAGAAATACAAACTAGCTTCCAATGAACTTGGACATGTCAAGGACATGAAAACCAAAATCCGCGAGACAATTAAGTATTTCGAGTCCGATGACACCGACGTTAAGATGCTGTGTAATTCCGAAGGGTTCGTGGAGAGATGGAGGACAACCAATATCGAAGATATTCTTAAAGATGCCAGGAAAGATTTGAAGGAGGCTCATCAACGTATTGTTGCGCTAGTGAGAATTCGGGACGAACAAAAAGTAAAGTATATCGAGGCTTGCGCCAAATATAAATTGGAAACTATATGCTAGATGGAAAAATCTCCTATCAAGACCTAATCCGAGAGGAATATAAAAAGTGCTTAGAGTCACCAGTGTACTTTATGAAGCAGTATGTCAAAATCAAACACCCAATGCGGGGTACGATTCTTTTTGACTTGTTCAAATTCCAAGAGGAAACTCTACAAGCTTTTCACGATTATAAGTTCAATATTATCCTCAAATCCCGACAAATGGGTATTTCAACCCTTGTTGCTTCGTATTCCTTATGGCTGATGATTTTCCATAAGGATAAGACTGTTCTTTTGATTTCGTTAAAGCAAGATGATGCCAAAGATGTTTTGACTAAGGTTCGGGATGCTTATAAAGAACTTCCCAACTGGCTCAAGATTCAATGTAGCGAAGATAATCGTCTGTCCATTCGGTTTTCCAATGGCTCGCGCATTCAAGCTGCCTCTACTACGAAAAAATCAGGTGTAGGTCAAGCCCTTTCTCTTCTGATTATTGATGAAGCTGCACTCATTGAAGATGCCGAAGACCTGTGGACATCTGCACAACCAACATTGTCAACCGGTGGAAACGCCATCGTTCTTTCAACCCCCCGAGGAGTAGGAGGATGGTTTCATAAAATATGGCAGGGCGCATCCGATGATAACCAAGATGGCACCGTAGGGAGAAATGGATTCCATCCTATTACTCTCCCGTGGCAGCTTCACCCCGAACGGGACGATGAATGGCGCAGAATTGAAGGCGAAAAACAAGGTAATCCTAAAAAGGCGTCACAAGAATATGACTGCAATTTCCTCTCATCTGGTGATAACGTCGTTGACCTCAATATCATTGAGTTCTATAAGAAAAATAAGGCGTGTGATCCTGTAGAATGTCGGGGCATGGGTAAGAACCTATGGATTTGGGAGTATCCTGATAGAAGTCATGTCTATGTTGTATGTTTGCCATCTGGAGAATCGGTATTAACAGAAATGGGGGTTAAAAGAATAGAAGATGTGACTTATGAGGATAAGCTCATTGATAAGGATGGTTATATTACAAATATCGAGGATATAAAGGTTAGACTATATAACGGGAAAATATATGAAATAACTCCTTCCAATACATTTCGAACAACAAAATTTACAGATGAACATCCGATTTTTGTAAGTCAAACTTCCAAATTAAATAGGATGTATAAAAAGGATGATATAAATTATAGGTTTAATCAGAGATATTGGGAACATGATTTTAAGTTTGTAGATGCCAAAGATGTAAAGAAAAATGATTGGATACGTTTTCCAAACATTTATACAAAAAATAAACTGGATAGTTTAAGTATAATGTGGAAAGAGTTTGAGAATATAGGAAGAATTGATTTTCAAATTAAAGATAATCCATTTTTGAATGAGGATTTTTGGTGGTTTGTTGGTATTTGGTTGGCTGAGGGGTGGTGTTATACAGATAAAAGCGGAAATGTTACAATTCATACGGCACATAACTCAAGCGAAACTATTATTATAAATAAATTGCGACGTATTGTTTTTGATCTGTTTGACAGAACTTTGCTTGTTATGCCAACAGAAAATAATACAACTGTATGTCAATTTGGATCTAAACAAATCGGGACGTTGTTAGAAAAATATTTTGGAAAGTATGCTGGAGGAAAGTTTATCTCGGAACGCATAAAATATATCTCTCAAAATGAGAAAATACAATTGATCAATGGATATATTGCCGGAGACGGATGTGTTTTAGCTAATAAGCGAGGAGCAAAATCTATAAAAATAACATCAATATCATTAAGATTACTAGAAGATATTCAAGATATGCTATTTTCATTAGGATGTGTTTCTTCTCTTAATTTATTGCGGGTAAAAAAACAAGCGAAGATAAGAGAAAAAAATATAAACCAAAAACAAGCATATTCGTTAACTATTTCGGATTATGGATGTAAATGTTTAATATTAGGGCATTTGCCAAAATCTAAATCTCAACGAACGGCGGATTGTTATTTAAGCCCGGATAATCAATATATTTATTTTCGTGTAAAAAAAGTAAAAGAGATGTTTTATTGTGGGGAGGTTCATAATTTCACGACAAAATCTGGTACTTTTTTGTGTGAAAATATAACCACTCATAATTGTGCCGATGTAGCCCGTGGCGATGGCGCTGATTATTCGGCATGTCATGTTTTAGACATCAGTAGAGAAAAACCAGTCCAAGTCGCCGAATACAAGGGTAAAATTAGTACTAAAGATTTTGGTGATTTTCTTGTAGCATTAGCAACTGAGTATAATAGCGGTTTGCTCGTGATTGAACGTGAAAATGTTGGATGGGGCACTATTCAAGAAGTTCTTGATCGGGGTTATCCAAATACTTTTTATAGTTCCGCAGACCTTAAGTATGTTGAAGTTCAACGTCAACTGAATAATAATTGGGCCGCCGAGGACAAAAAACTTGTCCCAGGATTCAGCACAAACGTCAGAACTCGTCCTCTCATAGTTGATAATATGGAGCATTACATGCGACATATGGCTGTTGAAATTCGCTCAAAACGCACCCTTGCAGAACTAGAGACCTTCGTTTGGAAGAATGGTAAACAAATCGCAATGGAGGGCTACAACGACGACTTAACGATGGCTCTCTGTATTGGTTTGTGGGTCCGTGATACAGCCCTTCGCTTACGTCAAGAAGGAGTCGAATTAACTAAGATTGCTGTAAGTGGAATGACTAAAGATAAAATGGATCAAACACCATTCTATAAAGTGAAACAAGCCCAGACAGGCCATAATGCGTGGACAATGAATACGGGACGCCAAGGCTTCGGCAAACAAAATCAAGAGGATTTACGTTGGCTTATCGGCTAATCCGAACATATTTATAGAATAGGCCAATAATACATACACACTAATAGAAAGAAATATTATGCCAACAAATACTAACATGTCGCTCAAGCCATTCGACGATGAAATACTCGATGTAAAAAAACAGTCGCTATATGCAAGATTAAAAAGACTGTTTTCTACAGACGTTATCGTGCGTAACGTCGGCGGTAAACAACTGAAAATAAAAGATACCGATAGCATTATGTATGCTACGGATAGAAATAGTCTACGAGACCGCTTTAATCGTATCCGTAGCACAGCCTATAATGCTTATACCCGTGACTTCGCCCTGTCATATCAAGCCGCAAGAATGGACTTGTTTCGTGACTACGATTGCGTAGGGCCAGATACAATTATTCCACTGCCAGATGGGTCAAGACCTACTATTAAGGAGTTAACAGAAAAATATAAAGATAAGCCGCAGGAACGATTTTATGTGTTTTCTTATGACCACGAAACCGATTCAATTAAACTTGGTCGTGCGTTTCATCCTAGAAAGAAAGGCGGCGGAACTAGAGAAGGATTTAAAGTAACTTTTGATGATGGACAATACGTTATTGGAAGTATTAAACATCCATTCTTAATGCGAAATGGCGAGTATAAGATGATTTATGATCTTAAAGTTGGTGATTCAGTGATGCCGTTTTATCAAAAGGATTTTTATGGTCATGGTTATAGACATTTGTATAATTTTAGTAGGGGCTGGCAATCTGAACATAAAATTGTAGCAGAACAATTTGAAAGACCATTAAAAGAGAATGAGGTGGTTCACCATAGAAACTTTAATAAAACCAACAATTCCCCCGATAATCTTCAGATAATGATAGAGTCGGAACATAAAGCATATCATTGTAAAATCATTGCGGATAAATTGTGGTCACCAGAAAATAAGCAAAAAACTATAAACAAGGTTCAAGCATCAGAGGGATATAAGAATAGAAAATGTCATAAATGGAATGGTGAAAGACAAGGAGGAAATAATCCGTTTTATGGAAAAACTCATACCGAAGAATCTAATGAAAAACGTTCAAAAACACTAAAAGAAGTGTTTGTAAATAGAGATCAAAACGGGAATAAAAATCCAAAATATAGAAAGGATTTAACTATAGAAGTTCTGAGAATAAAAGCGAACGAATACTATAAAAAGAATGGTAAATTGACTTTATGGGGACTTATAAAGGATATAGGATGTGATTATACGACTATTCAAAATAGGTTTAGATATTATAATTGTGATTGGGATACATTCAAAAATGATGTAGTTTCTACTTTGAATCATAAGATCAAATCTATTGAATCCATTGGTCAAATAGATGTATATGATGTTACAGTTGAACAGTTTGCGAACTTTGCTACTGATAGTGTTTTCGTAAAAAATACAATGGACATGGACCCGATCCTAAGTTGCCTATCTGGAGACACTTGCATATCGACGTTAAATGGGTTTGTTCCGATAAAAGAGTTGGCGGAGAAATATTCGGGAGATGAAACATTTAAAGTATGGTCGTGGGATAAAGATAGTCAAAAGTTGACAGTGGGAAATGCTCATCATCCCAGAAAAACAGGAACTAAAAGTGTAATAGAAGTACATTTGGATAATAGAGAGGTATTAAAATGTACTTCTGACCACAGAATAATGTTAGTTGATGGAACATATAAAGAAGCTGGCCAACTGATGAGCGGAGACTCATTGATGCCTTTTTATCATAGGCAAAATCGAAATGGGTATCAAGAAATAAAATCTTTGGGAAAACGATTTAAATGTACACATCGTTACATTTTTGAAGATGTTCTAACCGAACAAGATTTGGTCGGCAGTAACATTCATCATAAAAATCATAATAAGTTAGATAACAGGTTGGAGAATTTGGAATTGATGACGGCGCTTGAACACATGAGGTTACACGGCATTTCTCCTATAACTAAAGGGAAAAAATCTATAAATTCAAAGGAGTGGTGGGAAAATTTAGAATATAGAACCAAATGTTCTGGTGCGTTAAAAAAATATCAAGCATCTGACGAAGGGAAGAAAATGATGTCAGAACATACGTCGCTTATCAATACAGAACGATGGAAAAATGATTCCGATTATGCATTAAAAATGGCATCCATATTTTCCGAACATGCAAAGTCAATGTGGAGTGATCCTGTGTGGAAAGAATGGAAACGTAAAAAACACTCTGAGACAATGCGATTGAAATATGCGAATGATCCGATTTTTAGAGAACAAATAAAACGAGTGGGGCATGAAAATGGACGATACAAAGATTTAGTTACTACGGAATCTATTTTAATAGAGGGAACAAAATATAACTCGTTAGTAGAATTTGCAAGAATCTTTGACTTCAACGGACTTGTATTTAAGAACGACCAATATAAATGCCAATTCATATCACGAAGATTGAAAGAAGCGGGGTATGATGGATGGACCGATTATAGAAATAAATTCGAATATTCTAATCACAAAGTAACGAAGATTGTCGATAACAATGAAGTTGTGGATGTATATGATTTGACGGTAGATATATACGAAAATTTCGCGATTAAACAAGGTATAATTTTGTCGAACAGTGCATTAGATATTTTTTCAGACGAATGCCTTACGTATAATGAAGTAGGCAAGATGATTACTGTTCACTCGACCAACAACAATGTCAAGCGAATTCTTGAGAATTTATTTGATGAGATTCTCAATGTTCGGTTTAATTTATGGTCATGGACTCGCAACATGCCAGTGAAGTATGATTCTTATATTCCATTATTGTCGGGTGAAAATATAAGAATAGATGAGTTGTCTAAGAGAGTAAAATCCGGAGAGGAAATATGGGTATATTCTGTTCAAGATGGAACCAATCAAACTGTGCCTGGCAAAGTAATTTGGTGTGATAAAAATTATATATCGGATAAAACAATAAAAGTAATATTTGACGATAACTCATATGTAGAAACTGCACCCGAACATCCTTTTATATTGCGAGATGGCCAAGAAAAACGAGCGGAGGAACTTAAGGAAAATGACAGTTTAATGCCATTTTATAGAAAATTAAGTCCTGAAAAGGGTGGAATGAATAAATATGAAATGGTGTATAATCCACGGTCTAATAAACATGAATATACGCATCGGGTTGTTGCGGAATCCTGCGGAATAAAAACCGACAAAACGAATAGAATTTTACACCACAAAAATTTTAATAAATATGACAATTCGCCCATAAACTTAGTTCCGATGGAGTTTTTTGAACACCGCAATCTTCATTCTGAACATTGTATTAAAACTCTACACACCCCAGAAGTCATTGAAAAAAGAAGAAAAAGTTTGGATAAATATCTTCGTTCAAATGATAGGAAAGAAAGACTTAGTAGAGAAATGAAGGGGGTAAAAGTAAAGTATTTTCAAGATTATAATAACTCGGACTTACATGCTATCCATAACGAAATACGGTCAAAATTAAAAACTGAAATGTGGGCAGACCCGTCTCGTAGAGCGGTAGCAATCGGAAATATGAAGATGGGGTGGACTCCTGAACGCCGAGAGTTAGCGAGTAAGAGAATGAAGGAATTTAGAAAAAATGGAGTTTTAACAAATCATAAAGTAAAATGTATTGAAATAATAAATGAAAATACTGATGTATACTGTATGACTGTCGTTGGTCCTGGTGGGGAACAGGATAGACACAATTTTGCTATATGCGGAAAGGATATGGAAGGAAACATAACCAAAACTAGTGGCGTATTTATTAAAAACTGTAAATATGGTGATTTTTTCTTAAAACTATATATTACACCCGAGTATGGTATTTACATGGTCGAGCCAATTTCGGCTTACAATGTAGAACGGATTGAAAATTCTGATCCTACTAATAAGCGATATGTCAAGTTCCAACTTCGTCCTTCGGATACATCACAGGCTGAAATTCTTGAAAATTATGAAGTAGCTCATTTTCGACTTATTTCCGATTCGAATTTTTTGCCCTACGGCAAGTCGATGATTGAAGGTGGAAGGAGGGTATGGAAGCAACTTTCACTCATGGAAGACGCTATGCTTATCAGTCGTATCATGCGTGCTCCTGAAAGACGTATTTTCTATACTGATATTGGCAATATTCCGCCGAATGAAGTGGACGCTTACATGCAGAAAATGATGGATAAGATGAAGAAAGTGCCATATATTGATGAGCAAACGGGCGAATACAATCTTCGATTTAACCTTCAGAACATGATTGAGGATTATTATATTCCAGTTCGTGGTGGTGATAGTGGAACTAAGATTGATTCATTACCTGGAATGGAATGGACGGGTATTGACGATCTTGAGTATATCAAGACGAAGATGATGGCAGCACTTAAGATTCCAAAAGCCTTTTTAGGATATGACGACGCAATAGCAGGTAAAGCTACTTTGGCTTGTGTTGTTCCCGAGACACGAGTACCTTTGCTCAACGGACTTACAAAAACAGTAAAAGAACTAATTGATGATTATAACAACGGTATAAAAAATTATGTTTATTCCATTGATGAAGAAACCAAAAACATTGTTCCGGGTGAAGTAGAATGGGCAGGATTCACTAGAATGGATACTGATGTTGTGCGAGTTTATTTGGATAATACACAATATATTGATTGCACTTCTGACCATCGTTTTATGACGAGAGATGGCAATTGGCTGGAAGCCAAGGATTTAGTGGAAGGACAATCATTAATGCCATTATATAGAAAAAATCAAATAATGCGTAAAAAACTGGATTATGAAATGGTTTATAATCCCTCTGCGGGGCGACCAAGGGCGGTTAAAAACCATAAAGTAATAAAAATAGAACTATTATCCGAAAGAAGAGATACGTGTGACATAACAATAAAAAAGTATCATAACTTTGCAACTTCGGCGGGAGTTATTGTCCACAATTCGGAGGATGTGCGATTTGCTCGTACTATTCAACGTTTACAACGTATTATTACATCAGAACTTAGCAAGATTGCTATTGTTCATTTATATGCTCAAGGTTACCGTGACGAATCGCTTGTTGATTTTGAACTTGAACTGACTAATCCATCGACCATTTTCGAGAAGGAGAAGCTTGAAATTTGGCAGGATAAAGTGAGTGTATCCATTGATATGGTAGAGAACAAGTTTTTCTCTTATAAATGGATTTACAAGAATATATTCAATATGTCTGAAGACGACATTGAGCAAGTGCAAGAAGAAGTTGTTGAAGATGCCAAGCAGCGTTATCGTTTCACCAAGATTGAAGAGGATGGCGATGATCCAGCCAAACCATTCAAGAAGATAGGTGGAAAGGGTGACGGGGATGATAAAGATAAAGGTGGTCTTGGAGGTCTTGACATTGGTGGTGGAGGCGGTGGTGGAGGCGGTGGTGGAGGCGGTGGGCTTCCAGATCTAGATGACCTTGGCGACATTAGCCCCGAAGGTGGGGAAGGAGAAGAAGGTGAGGAGGGAGAGGGCGAAAAAGAAGAAGAACTTCCCGACCTTACGAAAATTAAGGAAGTTGTAGAAGACACGCGTGATCGCAGTGATAGGGATCAAAGTGACCGAGATCAAAGTGACCGACACCAAGATGGTGAAAAGAAAGCTCCTAATACAACAGAAGATCCAATTGGTCGTCTTGAACGTTCTGCAACACCAAAGAAAAAGAGCGAGGGAAAGAGAGTTAGTGCCATTCAACATAATTACGAAGGTGGCACTCCATTGCGCTTACGTGAGAGAGCATCTCCACCTATAGATAAGGGTATGATTAGTAGTCTTTCTGACTTCCTTAAAAAGACTCAGCCAGAGACCAAACAAGAACTCTTGCGAGAGAATCAATTGACGAGAAGCAAGTCTATGTTAGATGAAACTCAATTGCTATAGAAATATGGATATAATCCAACGGATATAATCTTAGATTTTGCCCGAACAAAGGTATATTTATAATATAGTTGAAGAGATTTGTCTATGCAAAATCAAAAGAAAATGCGCCATTCCAAATTCCGTAATACTGGAATCTTGTTTGAGCTACTCACCAAACAGGTCACTGCCGATATTATTTCGGGCAGGGATACTTCCGCTGCGAAGGACTTGCTTCACAAGTATTTTCGGGAGACTACCGAACTTGGGCGTGAGTGGCAACTATATAGTACCCTGTTGAACGAAAAAATCAAAGATGAACCCCATGCTGAACGGTTCTTTTCTGTTATTTTGGAAGCCCGCAAGAAACTGAATGGTAGGAAACTTTCCCTTCTTAAATATGATTTAATCAAAGAGATTAAGGATGCATATCCCATTGAAGAAATGCTTAAAGCTCCTGTTCGGAATTATCGAGTTTTGGCCTCTATATATAAAGTCTTCGAAAATTCTGTATCCTCGGAATGTAAGTTTGATGTCAAAGAAGTATATCAATCAAAAAACTGTATAGTAGAACACATTGTTGACCGACCAAAAGTTATACATTCCGAAGATGAACTCATTAATTATTATAAAACTCAGACTGAGGATATACGTCTTCTTACTTATAAACTTCTATGTGAAAAGTTCAATGACAAATATGCCACTTCATTGGACGATGACCAGAAAGCAGTTTTACGCGAATACATTTGCAACGTTGCCAATACAAATAATTTTGATGTTTTCGTGAAACAAAAGGTTACTAAAATTAAAAAGTCTTTGACTGAAGCAATTGACAAAATCAGAGATTCGGATGTAATGAGAATTAAAATTCGTGAAATTGTCAATCAACTTGATAGAATTAATCCAGGTAAGATAGTCAAAGATAACCACGTCATGGTATTGATGCTATCCTATGAACTACTCAAGGAAGTACGCAAACAACTTAATGGAAAATAAATATTAAAGGATATCGCAATGATTATAGACATTAACATTCTTAAGAGACTCGGAGACCGTTTTGCTGTTTGTCCTGTTTCTTCTGCCCCTCCGCCACTTCAAGCTGCATTAAAGAAATCAGAAGCTATCTTTATCAAAGCCCCTGCAGGAGTTGAACCCTCAATTACTGGTGGTGAATACCAATGGGATGACGAAATTAGTGGTTATCGTTTTGGTAACAATCAAAAGCTCTTTGTGGCCCCCGATGGAACTACCATATGGATATTTAAAGATGTTCTTCTTCGTATTCTTAAGCTTGACCGTGTTCAAAAATGGACTTCTGGAGATGCGGAATATCCAATGGGGAAAGCAAATGCCTTCTTTATTGTCTATGGAAAACTTACTGGACAGAATTTGGGTGAAGGCGAAACTGCGGGCGATGATGTTCCCGATGGCGAGACTGAACCAGGTGATGGTGGTGGATTAGCAGTTGCTGGTGACGAGAATGCCCCTCCATATTCAAAAGAAGAGGTTCAACAGATGTTGAAGGGGGAATTTCCTGCAGATATTCCTACGGGGCCAAAAGCATCAATGGCTACGTCAATTCCTGGCGAAGAACCTGTGGGTGAAGAACCCGTGGAACCTTTGGCTCCAATGTCTGGACCGTCCCCATCAAGATTGGCAAAAGGAAATACTCCGGTTAATACAGGAGGCGAAGCTGACAGAATTATTAGGACACTTAAGAAGATGTCACATGTTGATCCTGACGTTAAGATGAATAAGCAACAACCAGTTCGTATACATGGCGATGAAATTATTAAGTTATGGCATAAAGCTAATTCAATGCCACCAGAGGAAGGTAAAATATTACATGCGTTCCTTACGAGTGGAGATATTTTACCTTTGGAAGAAGGAAAAATTAGTAAGCATCAACTTAAACGTCTAGTTGAAAGAATTGTTGAAGGAATTGTTAGTGAAGTGGAAAAATCCAAGAAAAAAAAGTGGACTGTAAAATTCCAAGGTAAAAAGGAAAACGAAGATATACAACTGGAGCAAACAACTACGTCTGGTGGTGTGGATTCTTCTCCTGGCACTCCCGGTTACATTACTCCCGGGGCATTCGGTAAGAAGATGTCTCATCGAAAAGACCATATTGAAGTTCTCGGGTATAAGATGACTCCCCAAGGAGAAAAAGAATATAATAAGTCTGCCGATGCGCTTTATGAATCTATCAAAAAGCAAGTGAAGACGACGATTCTACATCATAAGCGCAAGTAATATAAGGAATTGTGTGATACCTTCTCTTAAACGAATTGTAGAGTCCTATGGAGCCGAGGGTCAGTATTATGACCTTGGTAAGGATTTTTCTGCATTTCGTAGAATGATTGATGGTGCTGATCAGCAAGTCAAGCAGCAATATGAGAAACAAATTGCGTCTAAACTTGTAGGGAAACGTGTTCGGGCAAATGCTTCGCGGGGGTATAAGCAGTTTATAAAAAGTTATGAGTTTGATGTTGTCCGAGTCACATTGGATGATTACTATGATAACTTTGTAGTAATAGCCTATGATAGTACGACTCCAAAACCAAAGGAATATTTTCTTAAGACGGGGTTCAAAATTCAGATTCTCGGACCTGCTACAGGGCAACCTTCTCCGCAAAAGGGAGGAGACCCTCGCTTCGAGAAGCCCAAACAGGTTGGTCCAATGCCCATTCAACCTGGACAGAATCCTAATGTAGCTCAATCACAGCCTATGGCATTAGCACCAGCGGGAGCAACTCCGAAAGAGACTCCGATGGAAGAAAATAAAGAGCAAGATGGACTTTATGATGCTTATGGAATGGATGAAATTTCTCAAGACATCAAAAGATGGATGCCAAAGCTGCTTAAGAAGCCAGAAACTCAACTACGTGAGTTTATTAAAGGGCTTGGATGGAAGAAGAATCTCGATAAAGGAACTACGGTGGCATTATTCGATTTAAGAATTCCTTCCATTATGGTTAAGCCTAACAATAATGAGCAAACCATTCGGGATATGCTTGCACAAGAGAGTGCGAACCCAAGGCCGGGGGAAAAGGCGGGAACACGGTATGAATTGGTTAAATGTGAACCCGACCAAGAAAAAGGCGAATGGACTGTTCGCATAAAGAAAGTAATCTCACAAGTATGAATACACAAAAGAAACTCTTAATGGAATGCATTACGTTTGAAGCAAATCCACGAATGCTTCGAGAGTCAACATTGCATCCTAATCAGCCGTTTACGGTACAGGGGGTTCTGCAACGCAAAGGCAAAAAAAATCAAAACGGACGTATATATCCCGACGAGATTCTTATTCGTGAAGCCAATAAATATGCTCAGACGTTCATCCAAGACCATCGTGCTATGGGGGAATTAGATCATCCAGAATGTTATCGGGTTGGTGCAGAAATATTTACGAATAGTGGATGGAAAGATTTACGAAATGTGGTTGTTGGTGAGTTAATACCAACGTTGAATACGGTTACGAATACCATAGAATATAATCCAATTGAGCGAGTTATAAATGAACAATATAACGGTAAAATGGTATCTATTAAAGGAAAAAATATAGATATTCTAGTTACTCCAAATCATAGATTTATTCTACAAACTAGATCAGATAGAGAACAACAAGTTATAGAAAAAACTGCCCAAGAAATATTGAACATTTCTAAATTAACAAGAAATACACATTTATCCATTCCTATCGTAGCGGAAAATTGGAATGGATATAAGTATGATATCTATAAAATAGATGCTATTAATATTGAGGACATTGCCAATAATCAATCAAAAGATTATAATATTAAACAAACCACGGCACTTAATTTAGATGCCTCAGCATGGTTTTCGTTTCTTGGATTTTATTTGGCAGAAGGACATTGTTCGGATAGAACAAATCGGAACGGTTATGAAATATTTATTACGCAAAATAAGGGAGAAATAGCAGATAAGTTTAGAGAAGTATTGCATAATTTGAGTTCCGAATTAAAATGGAATGAGTGGGATAAAGGTGATAATGCAATTACGTTTAATACTTCTGATGCCCGTTTATGGACATATCTTTCCAAATTGGGAACTAAATATACTAAATATATTCCGCAAGATATAAAGAATGCTTCGTCTGAGTTATTGCAAAATTTGTATGATTGGTTTCTTAATGGAGATGGTTCAGTGGTCGGAGATTATGAAAGGACATCTATATTTTCTGTATCTAAAAAACTGATGGAAGATTTTTATGATGTTATCCTTAAACTCGGAATGACAGGTGTTATTAAAGAACAAATAACAACTGATGATTATATGTTTGCGGGACGATTGATTGAGGCAAAAAATAAATCTCCATTATATCGTTTATGGATTAAAGAATCAAAAGCAATTCATCTTGATTTCAGGTTTATAAAAATCGAAGAAGTGGATTATGATAGCACTGTTCATTGTGTTACTGTAAAAAATGGAACATTTTATTGTCGGGATCATGGATTCCCTTTCTGGTCTGGAAATTCATCGGTTGTCAACCTGAAGAATGTATCCCATAATGTGCTCGAAATGCATTGGAATGGCGATGATCTTATGGGAACTATTGAAATTCTTACGACTCCGAATGGCAACATTTTGCGTGAGCTATTTCGCAATGGTATTAAGCTTGGAATTTCAAGTCGTGGACTTGGAACACTCAAGAAAATTTCTGAAAGTTCAGCCGTTGTTGGTGATGATTTTGAATTGATTGCGTTTGATTTTGTCTCAAATCCGAGCACTCAAGGAGCATTTATGTCTCCCGTAGGTCAAATTCCACTTTCCGAGGGTATTGTAAAAGACATGTTTACGGGGAAGTGGGCACGAACCGATGATATAGTAAGAAATATCTTGTCCGAATTAAATTGACATTTTGACTTTGTTGCGATATAGTATAAGCAATAAAGTCAAAATTATGGATATAGAAAATTTAAAGCAATGGATAGCAAATAATTTACAATATTCGCGTGGATTAATTTGTAAAAAGTGTAAGCGAGAATGGTTTGAGAAATATGGATTTATAGATCAGTGGGATCGGATTCATGTTGCTACACAATTTCTAGATAATCTTTTGCCGACCTTTCCTCAGAGGGTATGGCACATTGTAAATGACAGTCTAACAGTTAAATGCAACAATCCTTCCTGTCAAAATACGCCACAATTTTGGTCATTTAATGTTGGATATCTTCGGACATGTTCTAATTCGTGTGCTCAATATGACCCCAATACTATTAACAAAATACAGGCAACTAATCTCAAAAAATATGGGTGCAAATATGGATTGGAGAACAGAGATATTATATTGAAGCGGGAAGTTACTATGGGTAAAAAATATGGAGTAGAGAATATTTCTCAAGTCGATGGAATATCCGAAAAAAAACAAGAGACTTGTTTAAAGAATTATGGATCGAAATGGTTTTTAGAAAGAAGTGATTTAATTAAAAAATGCATTAATAATAAATATGGAGTGGATAATGTACAACAAGTAACGGAAATAGCAGATAAATCTTCCTGTACAAAAATGGATAATTTTTATGAGTTATTATTGGAATCGACTCGGTTTGAAGGGAAGGTAACTCCATCTTTTTCGAAAGAAGAATACAATGGAACTTGCAGAAAATATAAATTTATATGTAATGTATGTAAATTGGAATTTGAGTATGAGTTGCGATGGGACAGGATTCCTCGGTGTCCAGTATGTTATAAAAGTTCATCAGTCTTTGAAAAAGATGTAAGCGAATATGTAAAATCAATTTTGCCAACCGCAAGTGTTATAGAGAATACAAAGTCAGTGTTAGCAAACAATTATGAATTGGATATCTATATTCCGTCTAAAAATATTGCTATAGAATGTAACGGATTATTTTGGCATGGAGAGGTTGGTGGGAACAAGAATAAGAATTATCATTTGTTAAAAACAATAGAATGTGAATCTAAAGGAATACATTTAATTCATATATTTGAAGACGAATGGAACAATAAAAATCTTATTATAAAAGAAAAATTGAAATATATAATTGGAAATATTAAACCCATCTCGGTTTATGCGCGAAAATGTAAAATTATAAATGTATTTATTTCTGATAAAAAAGAATTTCTAAACCAAAATCATATACAGGGAAATGATACTTCCAAAATACATATAGGATTGGAATGGGAAAGCAAGTTGGTATCGGTAATGACATTTTCGTCTAAGCGATGTTTTATTGGATATAAGAATAAAACTAAGAACGATGAAGAATTTGAATTGTGTAGATATACATCATTGAGTGGACATAGTGTAATAGGAGGGGCGTCAAAATTACTATCATATTTTATAAAAACGTATTGTCCCAAGAAAATAATATCATATGCCGATAGAAGATGGACATATAGCAAAGACAATTTATATGAGAAAATAGGATTCGAGAAGGTATCGGACGGGACTCCTAATTATTGGTATTTCGGACGGGATGGAAATTATAGACGACTTCATAGATTTGGATTTAGAAAGAATGTTCTTTCCAAGAGGTTGGCGATATTTGATTCTAATCTGACAGAATGGGAAAATATGCAATTGAATGGATGGGATAGAATATGGGATTGCGGAAGTTTAAAATACGAAATGGCTGTTTAGAGCATATTTATCTTTTAGGGAGCAGAAAACTCCTTGGTCTTCAGCCAAGGAGATGAATGCGACCCACAAATATAATTAGCTGACTTCTTCTGTGTCATAATATATATTGGTAATATGATTGAATAAGAGACGATAACCAAGTCTCACAACACAATCGAAAAATAATTTTCTGGTTAAGAAACCAGATAACGGTCGGAACGACCGTATAAGCCGTCTGTCTTGACATAAGACTTTGTTAGAAATAACGAAGCAGTTGATTGGGTCGGAAACACCTACGTCTTTAGCGTAGGGGTAGTTCATATCCATAATGAATAATATCAAAACATTTCTGAAACAATGCATTGCAGAAGTATTGGTTGAGCCAGCAAAGCAATTCAATCGTCTGCAAGGAAAGAAAATGCGTTCACTGATAAAGCAGTGTATCGCAGAAGTTATAATTGAGCCTGTTTCACGTAAGATGAAGGTATATGGAAATCCTAAGCGTCTTCAAATGGCTCACTTAATTAAAGAATGCGTAATGGAGGTTTTGAAAGAAAACCTATTGTCCGAAATTTTCGATCCTCAATCTCAAGGTCCAAATATGGTGGAAGAAAATCCGTATCCAGCGATGAATGCCAAGATGCGGATGATGGACGAGCAAGAAAATAAGCCCAAAGAAGATGCGTGGACAAGATATGAAAAAGGATATGATGCTGGTCAAGTCCATAAGAGAAGTGGTATAAAGCCAGAAGGTCCGATGGATTCCGTAACTTCGGTTGGTTATCATGATGCACTCAAAGGAAAGGCTAAATCTTCTCCCGAAGTTGTTCGAAAGACTATTAAAGAAACCGAACCCCAGGGGCGTTACTCCAAACAAATAGGGGTAACTCCATCTCAGTCTTCTAGCGATACAAATATTGCGGAATATGAAAACTATCTCAAGGAAGCAAGTCGTACACAATCTACCAGTATTCATTGGACTTGTCCGCATTGTGGAAAATTGACTAATATTGATGTTGAAATTGAATCTTCCTCTGATTATATTGCTTGTGCCGACTGTGAGCATTGCGGCAAAGAAATCAATAGTCCAAAGTTAGATCAACAAATTTATAAAACCGTTGTCGATCATTGTTCTAGTCAACAACCCCTACCCTAAAGGGATAGGGGCTTGTAATACTTCTCTACTAAAGGCAGGATGCAATTATTTGATACTTGACTTCGTATCCACCTGTGTTATATTGGTGGCGAAAATCATGGAATGGTTACATAAAAATCTTGTATATTTGACCGTGCATGGTAGTCGTGCATATGGTATGGCGAACGATATGTCTGATTTAGACGTTAAAGGTATTGTCGTCCCACCAAGGGAGGTCGAATATCATCTTTATAACAGGTTTGAGCAAGCCGAAAATAATGAGGAAATTAACGCTATAGTTTCTCACATGGCAAATCCAAAAAATCCAAAAATTGAAGGAACCGTGTATTCCCTTCGAAAATTTTTTGTGCTTGCAGCGGAAGTAAATCCGAATATCATAGAATTGTTATTTACAGATGAATCCGACCATATTGTAATGGCTCCTACGATGAAGCAATTGATAAACCACCGGGAGTTATTTTTATCGAACAAAGCTCGTTATACTTTCAGTGGTTACAGTGCGGCGCAACTTAAAAAAATAGAACGACATCGTAAATGGATTATTCTCGGCGAAGTTCTGCCTCCTAAGCGTGAAGATTTTGGTCTGCCACCAATCCCCGAAAAGGGATTGGACGAGGTATTCGGGCACATCAAGTCCGTGGTCGAGTCGTGGAACCTTAATCAGTTCCTACTCGGAGAAATGGACCGTGCCGAACTCAAGAACGTTATTTGGGAACTGATGTCAAATGTGACCGAGAAAGAAATCTCGGTTTCCAATTGGCCTGACATTTATGCCGAGGCAGTCATACATAAAATGGCGAAAGAGTTCAATCTTAAAGATGAACTCGTTAAGTATATCTATGCCGAACGGTCCTACACGAAAGTAAAGCAAGTATATGATAGTTGGATTCTGTGGAAAAAAGAAAGAAATCCCGCACGAAGAGAGTTGGAAATAAAATCTGGGTATGACACAAAACACGCAGCAATGTTGGTTCGACTTCTACGAGTCGGGTATGAAATTCTTACAACCGGAAAAGTTATTGTCAACCGACATGGACTTGACGCCGATGAACTACTTGCCGTTAAAAATGGTGCGTGGTCCTTCGAGAAAGTCATGGAATTCAAGGACGAGATGGAAGGCAAATTAGAGGCTGAGTATCTTCGTCAGAAGAAACTCATTGCCGAAGGCAAGCCTACGCCTATCCCTCGTGAGGTGAATAAGGTAAAGTTGAATGAGTTATATCATCAACTCTACAATGAATATTGGAATAATCAAGAAAAATGATTTTATGATCGGAGCCATTCTTGGGGATATTATCGGTTCACCTTATGAGGGAGGACATAGAACTTCTGTAACTACGACTGAATTTCCATTGTTCAGTCCTAATTCTAGATTCACAGATGATAGTGTTTTAACTTGCGCCACAGCACAGGCACTAATGCATCCATCATTCTTGCCATTTTCCCGTCGTTTTGCACAGCAATACAAACAGTGGGGAATGCGCTATTCTGATAGAGGATATGGCAGCAAATTCAAAGAATGGATGGCCAATCCGAAATTTTCCGTAGTTAATAGCTATGCGAATGGTTGTATGATGCGATGTAGTCCAATTCCAATGATGTATGATAGAATAACTTCATTGAAGAGAGCATTGCAAAGTATTGCTTATACTCATGCGTCCCCCGAATCTGCTCGTGGAGTTCAGTCTATTGTCGAAGCTATTTGGATGGCTAGGAACGGATCAAGTAAACACGAAATTAAAGCCCGAGTCCAAGAACAATACGGGCATATGCTTAATCTTACATTGAAAGAATTAAGAGCCAAGTGGTCACGGGATATTCGTTGCAATCTTACTGCTCCACAGGCATTAATATGCTTTATGGAATCCGACAATTATGAGTCAGCAGTCCGAAATGCCGTCTATACATTGGGAGATACTGATACTGTCGCCGCCATTGCAGGGTCAATTGCCGAGGCGTTCTATGGAGTTCAAACTATTCCTTTCTCCATGATTGACGAGGCGAAAATTCGTCTTACACCAGAGATGATTGAAACTGTCAATGCATTTTACAGTAAGTGCGGAGCGGATAAATTCGGGACAATCTTTACGTTGTGAAAAGCTATGGATTAGTCCATTCATACTTCAAACTTCCACAGTCCCATATTCTATCCCATCCATTCAACTGCATATTTTCCCATTCAGTAAGTATCGGGTCAAATGTTTGTAATTTTTTGGAAAGTTCTGTTTTTCTGAATGCAAATCTATGAAATCGTTTTTGATAATTGTGTTTATTTATATACCAATAATTTGGAACTCCATCCGATACCTTTTGAAACCCAATTTTTTCATAGAGATTTCCTTTGCTCCATCGTCGGTCCGCATATGATACAATTTTGCGGGGGCTGTATTTTTTGATAAAATATGATAAGAGTTTTCCAGCTATTCCAACAACATTTTTTGATGTGGCAAATCGTATAAGTTCATATGTGTCATTGAAATGAGATTTTTTATATCCCATAATTTTTCTTAATTTTCCAAAAGTCATTACCGAAACTAATTCGGAATTATAATATGCTCCGATATGAATGGATGATTTATCGGAGCCTTGAATATGATACATATTTAGAAATTGACATCCGTCGGGAAATGATATTTCTCGCAATGTACATTTTCTAGCATAAATCGAATTTTCTATAGATATATTGAGAATATGAGATAATTTTCTTTTAACTATCTCCTTTTTATTTATCCATTCGTCTTCAAATATTTGAATTAGATAAATCCCTCTATCTTTACATTTTTCCGTTTTATTTAAATGATATAATTTCGATTTTCCGCCAGCAATTTCGGAATGATAATAGTTCCCATTTAGTTCTATTGCTATTTTTTCCTTGGGCAAATAAATATCTATCTCAAATTTATTATCAAATTCTTTCCTGCAATTAAATCTTATAATTCCATTGTATATCTTTTGTATGAATTCTTTTAATTCATTTTCTATTTGAGAACGAGGCATTGGATTACATTTATAGCACTGAACACCTATGTAATTATTCTCAAATTCGTTTCCGCATTTTGTACATTTAAACTGATACAATTTCCCTTTGTTGAATCCTATGAATTCAGTTTGAGAAAATTGAGGAATAATTGATGTATTTTCAAGAAGTTTATCGTATATTTTTTTACACCAAGTCATAGATGTTTTTCGGGAAATTTCGGGCAACATCATTGGGTGTATTACTCCGTATTTCTTTACATTATTTTGATGGGTGTTATTTTTTACTGTTTCGGACGATTTACTATATTCCAATCCATATTTTATCAGATTGGTTTGTTTTATTTTTTCAATGATTGATGGCAGTCGAAAAACATTATCTACGCCGTATTTGTCCAAACATCCTTGTTTAGATCTCGTTTGTATCTCGGAAGATGACATTGCTTCGATAGTTCCAAATTTCTGAAGACATGTTTTTTGAACCCGCCTTCTTATTTCAGGAGATAATCCAGCGTTGGTTACCCCATAGGTTTTCATTGTTGAATTTTCCCGTTTTTTTACAATACATTTTTTGCCACAACACGTGTCAATTTCGGACTCGGAATTTCGACGAGCCATGAATATTTTCTCCGAGGATTTTTCAAATATAATGCCACAGATGTCACACTTTGCTATAATAATTCGGCTGGAAAATTTCCCTGTGGAATTCGGGTCGATGTTGTACTTTCGAATTGTTTCTTCGTGTAAAATCATAGATAATATCCTATATCATGATGTAGTATATCGGAAAAAAATAAAATGTCAACTTTTTAGAAAATTATTTCGTGCGGCAGTATTTCTAAGCGTTTTAAACCTTTAGGGTGTGGAGTATGTCAACGCTTTTTCTTAGATTCGTTCTGGAGGGGCTGAGGGCCGGGAACTTCCCGATGTTGTTGGTTATTGCCTTGGTTATCATTTAAATTATAGTACCGACCTAAAATATGACCGATGTCCTGGTAAGCTACACCAGCTTGTTGCATACGAGCATAAGTTTCTTGAACAATTTTCCGAAACTCGGAGGCTCGTTTTTTCAAATTTTGCATGTCTTTAGTAACAATGTCTTTCTGAAACCATTCTGTACATTCGTTGATCGCATAGGATTCCGCAAGTTCACAGAGTTCAGTAATACCTTTGGCAGAACTCATAAGGGCTTCTTCGTTTTTTAAACATTCTCCAAAGTTCTCATACATGGCAGCAAGTTCCATTAGTTTCTTTTTTTTCTCAGGTGGCATTGGAGGTGGCGTCTCGCCAAAACCGTTATCGGGAAGAGTATTATTTTGCACTGCTTCTACAATGCGCTTCAAAGTTAGTTTAGTCGTCTTAGGAATGCTCATATTATCTTATAAATATCGGTGAAATAAGGATTGTCACATGTTTTTCTCAAGCTGAGGTTGTTTATAATTATCAAAATATTCGATGACATCATTAAAACATTTGAATCTTTTTGCGGGTTGCTTCGGTTCCTCAATATAAAAATAAGAAGTCTTTTTTCCAGACGCTTCATCAAGACTCGATTTCTTATAAATTGTCATCTTAGGAGGCTTTTCTGTTTGCATGTGATGGTCATCTTTGACTTTGAATCCCATTGTTAAAAGGTGATCCACATCGGGCCATCTCAAATCATCTATTTTTATTAACCCCGATTCCTTTTCGTCGTTAGCGGAGTGTAAAAGTTCTGTGAGTTTTATCATACTTATAAATAGTTAAGTTTCCGACTACTCATTTACTTCTCTTCTCCATCTTCGGCTCCTTCTGGTTGGCCTTCTTCTTCCGCCGATTCATATTTAGAAAATGCGGTCCAGCAAAATTGATTTCCTTCTTTTACTTTCTTAATTACAGTAGTAGTGTTTTTTCCGAAGTCATCGGTCATTTCATATTTCAATAAGAACTTATCACTACTTGTAGGTTTCTCATGCGAAAGTCCAAGTTTAGCTAGAAACCTAATTAAAATATTAGCTCCTTCAGTTTCATTAATAAAGGTAATGCTTTTTTGAATACGAATTTTGTCATCTATAGTTGTCTCATCATCCTCGGATGGTTCGTTGGCAGCAGTATTGGATGGAGTTGATTGCATTGGCTGAGCTGGTTGCATTGGCTGGGCTGTTTGGGCGGGAGGATATGATGCTAACTCGGTTACTAATGCCTGCCGTTCCTTCGGTGTCATTTCAATACCACGACATTGATTTACATAGCTATCAAAATCTGCGTTGGTATCAAATGTCTTAGCAATTACGTTTGGTTGTGGACGAGAATCTCCGCCTGTAAATTCATTTTCGGATACTGATAGATTTCCGCTTGCTGGAATATCAGTTTCTCCACCAATACATCCTTCTTTGAATTTTCGTAAGCCAACAAGAAGCTTACGCTTCTGATCTTCACTCATTTGTTCTTTTAATGCTCTCAGCCGCTTGATGTTCATGTTTTTCCTTTCGTTGCGGAAACCCCTATCCCTTTAGGGTAGGGGATGAGCAACGAAATATAATTGATAATTTCTGTTGACATGTTTCTTAGTTCCTGTTATATATATCACAGTTCTTTGGTATATAGTTTGGATAGCAGAAAATAATTGCTTCTATCCAGTAAAATCAATCAAGCATCGTTTTTGTGAATAGACCAGAAGGCACTCCGCTTGCGGAGGAACCGTTATGTAGGGTCTTTGACTCACAATCAACATCCTCCTCGTTGCCCGTTAAGGGCAAGCTGGAAGGCAGGCCACGGTCAATTGGCCAATCGTCTGTAAATCTTTCTTGAATTATGTTAAGCATAAGCATTAGAGTCTGGCAAGCCCCGACCCTTCAGGGTCGCGGGTAGTTGACAATCACTCTATAAGTATGACTGTCTAACTGCGGAATGCACATACAGACAGGAATTGCTCTTCGTGTATATAAATATCTGCGAATTTTTGTATCATTTTAATTTTCGATACTATTTATATTCTGTAATGCCGCAATCTTTTGCCGCTAATTGACCTACCAAGGTCTTCGTTTTAATAACCTTCATTAAAGCTTCAATAGCTTTAGATTCCAAAAATAAGGAAAAATATAATTATGGACAGTAATCTTTTCAAAGAAGCTATTGCCGATGCCAAGGCAGTTCGCCAAACAGCACTCGCTAACGCAAAGGTAGCACTCGAAGAAGCATTTAACGATAGATACAAAATGATGTTCGCCGAGAAACTCAAAGAAGAAGCAGAGCAAGAAGAAACTGCGATGCCAGAAGAAGAAAACGGAATGCAACCGCAAGGCGCATCTTCCGTGTCGGAAACAGAAGTGGATGACCTCATCCGTGAACTGGAAGCCGAAGTAGGCGAAGAACCACATCCCGAACCCGAAGGCGATGAAGCGGGAGCAGTCCCACCACCGCCCGCAGGAGCAGGAGCACCGCCAATGGGTGGAGCACCAATGGGCGGAGCACCAATGGGTGAACCTCCAGTAGGCGGAGCACCAGAAGAAATGCCACCAATGGGTGGAGCACCGACAGTGTGTCCTCCAGGGACAATTCCATGTCCGGGCGCTCCGGGTGGACAGCCAATCCCACAATCAGGTGGAGCAGGCGCACCTCCAATGGGCGGAGCACCGCCAATGGGTGGAGCAGGCGCACCGCCAATGGGTGGAGCACCACCGATGGGTGGAGCAGGCGCACCGCCAATGGGTGGAGCGCCAGAAGGTCAAGAACCGCCTCCATCAGACGTTCCCCCACCATCGGGAGAAGAAGAAGACGAGGAATTCGATTTGAATGAACTTTTGGAAAGCCTCAAAGCCGAAATCGGGGAGGAAGACGAAGAGGAAGAAGAAGAAGAAGAGGAAGAGGGCAAGAAACTTGATGAACAGACGAAGCTTACTTCATCTGGTATCGGCAGTGGCAAAGCAGGCGGGTCTCCAAATAAGAAACCATCCTCAGCCGCAAGTTCTACCTCGAAAATTGAATCCGCTGCCAATGATGACGAAGGTTATCCAACAACGGACCAAGCGAAAGTCGTGGCTAGAGAAGCAACCCAAGCGAGTCGGCCAAATCAAGCGAAGAACGCAACGAAGACCAATCTGTCTACCCCATCAATGGGCGGAAGTAATGGTTCAGGTGGACAGTCCGATATCGGATATCCAAAGACCGACCAAGCCAAGGTAACATCCAGGGAAGCTTCTGGCGCAACTCGCCCTAACCAAGCGAAGAACGCAACGAAGACAAATCTTTCCACTCCTGGTGGAATGTTGCAAGAGAATTCGTTTCTCAAAAAACAACTTAACGAAGCGGAAGATGTAATTCGCTACGTCAAAGGACAACTTAATGAGGTTAACTTGTTGAATGCTAAACTGCTTTACACGAACAAGCTGTTTAAACAATACAACATGAACAACGAACACAAAATGCGTATCGTTGAAATGTTTGACCTCGCCAAAAATGTTCGTGAAGTAAAGTTGACTTACGCCAACATTACCGAGTCATTGAATTTCGGTGGAACTGAAGTGAGAAGGAAGGTTCAAACTTCCTCAACAGTTCAGTCTATTACCGAAGGTCTCGCATCAGGCGCAGTCGCATCAACACGGCCCAAGGCTATCATAACCGAAGGCAAGTTCGCCAGCAGAATGAAACAACTCGCAGGCATTCGTAGCGAACCAACAAAGAAATAATCTAATTGCGAGAGAAACTAAATAAATAATAATATGGAAAACGTAAAAGAACTGTTGACAAATGCGTTGAATCCTCAAGCACGCTTGATGGCCGAAACCCGTGGACTTGTGTCCAAATGGGAAAAGACCGGGCTGCTCGAAGGACTTCGTAACGACATTGAAAAATCAAATATGTCGGTGTTGCTTGAAAACCAAGCAAAACAACTGATCGAAGAATCATCCGTGACCGGAACTCAGAGCAATTCTGAGCAATGGGCAGGTGTGGCACTTCCATTGGTGCGCCGTGTATTCGCCGAAATCGCTGCTAAAGAATTCGTATCCGTCCAACCTATGAACCTTCCCTCGGGACTGGTGTTCTATCTGGATTTCAAATACGGAACTAACTCCAGTGTATTTAATGCTCAGCCATCTAGCCAAGATTCACTCTTCGGTGGTGTTTCGGGAAGTGATGACCTCTATAGCTCATGGAAGCTTGGATCAACCAATGCTCCTGTCGGTGGTCTCTATGGCCCAGGTCGCTATGCCTATACCATCAATGATACTGCAAGTGTTGTCTCTATTGCGGTCGATACTGCGTCTATTGCAGATATTAACTTCGATACTGGAAATAGCAACGACCCCGTTGCTGCAAGTATCTCTAGTTCCCTTGCCGCTGGTAATCTTTACACATTGACTACTCGGGGATTGACTGTAACGGCTTCTGCGGGTGGTTCCTACCCCGACCTGAACGCTGTTCGTTCATTCATGCCTATTAGTGCTCAAATCATTACTTGGTTCCCTGGCTTTTCTAAGTTCAATGGTCCAGAAGCCGTGTTCGTAGTTAGTGCATCCAAGACTGCTGCACCGTATCTTTCGCTTATAGGTACCTCTTCTATTAACTATAGCTTGCAACCGAAAGACACTAGCCGTGGTGACTTCGAAGATCGCCTTGGTAAGTGGCAAGGCACTGATTCTCTCGGAACAAGCACAGGCTTGAATCGTGATATCGGTATCCCAGAGGTGAACCTTGAATTGCGCTCGGAGCCAATTGTGGCTAAGACCCGCAAACTCAAAGCAGTGTGGACTCCAGAACTGGCACAAGACCTTAATGCCTACCACTCGGTAGATGCTGAGGCCGAATTGACCGCTCTGTTGTCTGAGTATGTCTCAATGGAAATTGACCTCGAAATCCTTGACATGCTTATTAATAACGCCCCAGCAATCAATAAAGAACGCTGGTCGGCACGTCTCAACCGTGAAATCATCAAGACGGGACTTAACCAGTACCAAATTGTTGATCAAGTAACGGCTGGCGCAGGTGGATATTACACCAAGGCAACTTGGTATCAAACCCTTGGTAACAAGGTCCAGAAAGTATCCAATAAGATTCACCAGCTCACGCTGCGTGGTGGTGCAAACTTCATGGTCGTTGGACCAGACGTTGCGACAATCCTTGAATCTATCCCAGGATTCGTTGTCAATACCGATGGCGATAGCGCCAAGTTCGCAATGGGTGTGAGCCGAGTTGGTTCATTCGCAAGCCGCTTCCAAGTATATAAGAATCCTTATATGCAAGAGAACCTTATCCTTATGGGATTCCGTGGAAATAATTTCCTCGAAACTGGAGCTGTGTATAGTCCGTACATCCCACTCATCCAGACGCCTTTGGTATATGATCCCGTCAATTTCACACCGAGACGCGGTGTTATGACCCGCTACGCCAAAAAAATCGTTAGACCCGAATTTTATGGTCTAATCTATGTTTCCGATACTAATCAGGTATAACTAAACCCCTGTAATACAAGGCGTTAGAGCAATCTAACGCCTTTTTTGTTTATGTGGGTATGCAAACAAAGACATGTGCCTTTTTAGCATATCCGCTTCATTATATTTATAAATATATTTTTGAATTTCTAATTTATTGTTTTTTAATGTTTCGGATATGCAAAAAAGAAAGAAATATTTCCTTGACTCTTTTTGGTATATCTGGTATAGTTATTGGCATGAATGATAAAAAAAGAATTGTAATCAACAAACCAAAAAATAAAATGTGTGATATATGTGGTAATGAATTTTCGTTATATTCATTTTCGGGGCATATAAAACACATTCACAAACTAACTTCCGATGAATATGCCGTAAAATATAGTGAATTTCGGCAACCAAAGAGAGAGAAATCGACTCGTAATATTAAACAATTGACATGTCAATTATGTAATACGTTAACACCATCCGTTGGAATGTTTACTCATTTAAGAGATAGTCATAATATGATAGTAGATGATTATACCAAACAATTCGGAGAATATAGGCCATCTAAATTAAGGCAATTGGAATATGTTACTAGATTGGATACTATTAAAGAAGAGGACAAGGAGGTATGTGTTATATGTAATGCGGAATTTGCATCGGGTATTTTACTTGGTTATCATATAAAAAATATACATAACTTAACAAAAAGAGATTATATTTTTAAACATGTTTTTAAAGAAACACGACCGCTATGTAAATGTGGATGCCAAAAAGAAGTAAAACTATTAAATTATTATCCATATAAAGTGGATTATATTAGTGGGCATAATAAACCTACGCTCGGGTTTAAGTTTTCCGACGAATCAAAAATAAAAATGTCATTAAGTGCAATTGATAGGATTAATACACAAACATTTAAAAAGACAGATACCAAGCCAGAGTTGGAATTCAAAGTAATATTAGACATATTGCAGATTAAATATGAGCATCCGTACACGGTTAATTTAGGAAAGCGGTATGCGTCGGTAGATTTTTATTTATCCGATTACGATATGTTAGTTGAGGTAGATGGAGAATATTGGCATCCGCAAGAATTGAAAGAATTAAATTTTCATATATTGCCAAATGTTATATCAGATGGGGACAGACGAGGATTGCAAAATTTATATAGGATACGGGAATTTGACATTGATAAATTTAAGAATTATGCTACAACCAAGGAATTGGCAATTGAGTATTTAAAAAATTCAATTGGAATTTTTAACCCAGAATTAAAATATAAGCAAGTTATTATAAGCAAAGAATATTTTAAAATGTGTTTGGATACTAAGGGAGCAAAATATCTTAAATCTTATAATTGGCTATTGAAAAAATTTATTCGTACATTTGTGCCAGTGTTACCGTATCCAGATTTAGAGGAAAATTTATTGGGTGTGATGGATAAGTTATCGACGATGGATATTGGCAAGGCATACAATAAAGAAACGAGAGAATTTTCGAATAACATATCTACGGTGGGTCATAATTATTTGAAGCATCATTTCAAATCGTATTGGAAGAGTAAGTTCAATGGAAACCCGAGTCCTGTAGAGGCATGGTTAGACGATAAAATAATGCAAGAAGTTATAGATTATCGGGTTGGGTGTAATAACAGTGGTGAGATATTTGATTTTAGTTTGCATCAATTAATACGGGGATTGAGTGCTAGAAGGATAACGGTATCTTTCTTTAAGCCATTGTTGGCTGCTGCTATTTATAGACATTATTTGGGAAATAATTCTGTGCCCGTTGTATTGGACCCTTGTAGTGGCTTCGGAGGAAGATTGTTGGGGTTTAAGGGAATATATCCGATGGGAAAATATATTGGATGTGAGCCTAATATGGATACATATAATGAACTAATAAAATTGAAAGAAAATGGTAAATGGGAGGATACAGTGGAGATATATAATTGTAAGTTTGAAGATTTCATTAATTATAACAATTATAAATTCGATTTAATATTTACGAGCATTCCGTATTATGATATTGAGATATATAGTAACAACACAGAATATAAATCATTTGACGAGTGGCAGAATACATTCATTAAATCAATAGAACGATATAGCAAAAATAATTGTTACATTAACGTTCCCGCAGAGCTATGCAATAGGTTAGGGTGGAAGGATATAGATTCATATATTAGTTCCAACAGGAGTCACTTTGATAAGAAGGTTGGTAAAAAACTAGATCCTATTATTAAATTATAATTGCCAATGACATTACTATTTATACATGAAGGAGAAAAATTTATATGATTGAGCGAAAACTAGGATGGAAGAAGCAGAAGCCTGACAATCGGGATTTAACGATTCAGAATTTAAAAATGGCGAGTGTATTGCCGACAGTATTACCGCCTGCGGTAAATCTTCGTAAGTGGTGTTCACCTGTGGAGGATCAAAACGATTTGGGGTCATGCACTGCGAATGCATGGTCAGGGATTCTTGAATTTAATCAGAACAAGTATCCAATTAGTGGGAGTAGGTATTTTGATTTGAGTCGTTTGTTTATTTACTATAATGAGAGGGTTCTTGAGGATACTGTGAATGAGGATTCTGGGGCAGAGCTTAGGGATGGGGCGAGGGCAATAAACATATATGGGGTATGTCCTGAGTATAAATGGCCTTATATTACCAGTAAGTTTGCGGTTGAGCCGAGTTCAGATTGTTATGCGGCGGCATTGCCGAATCACATTCACAATTATTATGCACTCAATACGTTTAATGATTTAAAGACTTCTTTAGCGGGTGGTCATCCATTTGTATTTGGGATTGCGGTTTACGATAGTTTTTTAAGTGATGCCGTTGCTAATACTGGTATAGTTCCCATGCCAAATCAAAAGACTGAGCGAATTCGGGGTGGGCACGCAATTATGTGTGTGGGATATAATGATTATGAAGGTCGATTTCTTATTCGCAATTCATGGGGTAAGGATTGGGGGCTTAAGGGTACTAATGCGGGATATTGTACGTTACCTTATGATTATTTAGCTAACTCACATCTTGCCAGTGATTTTTGGACTTCGGTCAAAGAAACTTGATTTGACATAATATTTGACCCCGTTTTGGCGGGGTCTTTTTTTTGCACTTGACTCATTGTTAAAAGCATGTTATAGTTATAAGATATGATTAAGGTTCAATGGTTAGTTGAAAATTTTACACACGAGTCCAGTTATATTGACCTTGTGAAAGCCATTAAAGAGGAAGGGTATCCTGTTCGTGAAATCACCAACGATTTTGCTTTTGCTGATATAGATGAGTATGATGGCGAGTTGCCCGTGATGTTTTGTGGTTCTATAAAAATGACTGAGTTAGTTCAGTTGAAGCTGAGGCATTGTTTTCCTGTATCTTATTGTAATCAAGAAAATTACTTATGTTCGAAGTATATGACTCATTTCGGGAAATATCTTTTCAACGATAGGTATGCTATTTTATCTCTTAACGAACTCCAGCGAAACAAATGGCTTTACTATGGGATTTTTGGTAAAGAAGCCCTAATTTTTATAAGACCTGACAGTGGGCAGAAACCATTTCAGGCTCAACTATTGGATCTACTTGATTTTGATCGTTTTGTTATGTCCAATCAGATTATAGGGCATGATTTAGTAGTTGTTAGCAGTCCTAAAAAAATATTATGGGAGGGTAGGTTTGTTGTTAGTCGGGGCAAAGAAATCATTGCACATTCCACGTATAGATTTCAGGATCAAATCACAAAAATACCATCTGTGCCAGAGGGAGCTATGGTATTATGTGAAGAGTTATTGGAGGTTGGATATTATCCCGATTCTGTTTTTTGCATGGACCTTTGTCAAGATGCAGATAATAACTACTGGTTATTGGAAATCAATTCTTTTTCTTCCGCAGGTTTGTATGAGTGCAACAAGCATCAAGTCGTACAAAAAGTGTCCGAAATAGCTGCGGACGAATGGGACCGATGGCATAAAAACTTTACTCACGCATAGTCCTTGTAGGTCATATTTATATTATGATATGATTAAATTGCAACATTTGTTGTCGGAGGCTGTCGGAGTTTTTCTGCTTACCAAGGATGATGTACAGGAAGTAATGCATAAGCTTACTATTCTTCTAAATGAACCCGATCTTCAAGCGGATTACGGGGTGACGAGAGAGCAGGTTGAGGTGTTACTTAAAAGTATTCCGTTAAATGGTGGGCAGTGGCAAGTCACCAACGAAATGCTTTCAACACTTAAGGGAGAAATGCAGGATCATATCGTAGTATTACGAGATATTGCGACAGATGCTTTCAATGCAAACAAACGAGAAGAGGCTTTGCGTATAAATAAACAAGCGGATCGGTTTGAACGAATATTCGGATTGTGATATGATTTCATTTTTAAAAATATTGCGTCGGTTATTAACAGAACGAATGAGTTTTCATGATCTTATTCGTGGGAGTGAAAGTGGACGAAAACAACGTGCTCGTACTGATGTCCGTGTGCGTCCTATACGAGTTACTACGATAAATGGCAATGAAGCATGGACATTTTCATACAAAAGTTATCCTAGCACAACCGGAATTAGATGGAAAGGCTACATCAATTTCTTTAAAAAAGATGTTTCATCTAAAGACAATGCCGAAGACCTTGATTGTATGGTGGATTGTCAGTGTCCCGATTATCGTTACCGTTGGGCGTATCCAAATTCGGGGGCTGGAGTGGGAACAACAGGCCCAGAATCGTGGAATAAAAACAATGGTCAACCTCCAAGACCAAGGTCTCAGGGTGGATTAGGGGTATATCCACCAGGGGCATGTAAACATTTAATTGCGTTGGGCAAATATCTTGAAACTCAGATTTCTTCTAACGCTCCCGATCCAGAAAATGAAGTGCCACCGTCTGGGCCTCAGACCGTTGATGCACCATACCCATATAATGATACCTATACGGATGATCGCTCCGGTTCAGATACATTACAAGAAAGAAATCAAGATGTTCGGGAAATATATAGAAATTTCAAAGATAAAATGTCCTCTACAAATAAATTGTCATTATATGAACGGATAGACAATTTTGTCAAATCACATCCTGAATTTGATGTAGAGTATTATGAGGATGAGGATTAGGGAATTTATTGCTTTTTCGGATATTGTCATCTCTCCATAAAGGTTGATAATTTGTATAATGGCACGCTTTCAGAAATTGTTCTCGGTCTTCCAAATTGAAGATGGATATGGGAATGATATGGTCTAAGTGCCAGTTGCCATAGTTATTCCATGACATTCCATCTTGAAATTTAGATGCGATGTAATTTTTGAACATATCAAGTGAACATCCCAAATCTTTAACTGCGGATCCTACTTTTTGATTCCTGCGAATAGCCTTTGTTAATCTGGTTCTTAAGTTTCCAGCTAATCTGAATTTAATGTCTATCATTCGTCTCTTATTACAATAATTAGTATGATATTTTATTATATCTGTTTTGTTTAGAGTGTAGTATTGTTTGTTATAGTTATCTATTCGAAATTTATTTTTGGTGCGATATTGTTTTCTTGGAACTTTATTATTATGATAATACTTTATTGCCAATGACTTTAAGTTTTCTTTATTCTTTCTATAATAATCCTTGTTATAGTTCGGATTCTTTAAATAATAATTTTGTCCAAATTCTTTGCGTTTATTGGGATTTTTTAAATAATAATTTTTTTGAATTTGCTTAATTTTGTCCGGATATTTTAAGCGGTATGTGTTGCTTTGTTTGTTATGTAGTAACCTTCGCCTTTCTTTTTCCCCAATATCGTTGCATAGACTTAGCATTGAGTCTGGCTTTGTGTCGTTGGTAATAACGCTTTGCACGAAGTCGTTGTTGTCCGAGCAATTCGTCTTGTGTTCGGTTAAGTCTTTTTCTTCCCATATAATTTCCTTTTCGTTTAAGGTTAACAAAGTGTTGTTCATGTGGTATAAATAGTACATCATAGAATAAAACGTCAGAAAAAAAAACGAAAATATTTTGGGAATGCCGTCTTGTCTTCATATTTATATGTGAATGAAAATAATTAAACTACAATCTCTCATTAAAGAATCTCTTTCCGAAGCCCATCAACAGGGGCATTGGTGGATCGACAATGGTGGTGATTTGCAACAATCAGGTGGTGAAAAAGAGATGAAGACTGAGAAATGGAAGCATATGAAGGCTTCTGCGGATAAGATTGAAATCACCACGTGGGAACTTACTGCTCAAGACCTTGGTATTATTCTTCAAGGAATCAAAAAAATCATGGGTGCTGAAGAAACTGAAAAAGATCCTGATGCCGACGTTGGAAAAGATGGTTATACTGGTCCTCGGGTGGATATTATTCTCAAGAAGAAAGACAAATCTTTTAAGAATGTTCCACTTGGTATTTTGAAAACATGTTTACCTTCTCATATGAAGAACTATGAGAAGGGTAAAGACTCAGACCTTGCTGGACCAGTAACTGAGGAATTTCATCATTTACATAAGGATTATCGACTCTACGAGGGTGACGATAGAATTACGGCTATTTTTGAGGATAATAGCAAGTTGGTTTTTGAGGTTCATTTCCATAATAACCACGGAGAAGATCGAGATAAATGGCGTCGTCAAGCGTTTTCCAAATGGAAATCTGCGGCCAATGAAATTTACAGAGATGTTCAACTAACCGAAGCAGGAAATCCAATACAACGAAGTTGGAAAGAATGCTTTCAAGAAGCTCTTAAGCATCCCAAGCTTAAGGATTATATTCGTCAGCCTCATCATCAACCTGTCTTCGAGAAGAATTAAGTTACTCTTACTCGTTTGGCAATAAGATATGATCCCTGAAATACTGTAACCGTATCATTATTGTTTGAAACTGCGACTGCAATAGAAATAGTAGTTGTAGTAGATGGGTTAACGATACAAAGTTGTATTTGATCTGGTCCTGGTGTATTTATTTGAGTATGTACAAGTGTTGCCATCTTTGTATTTACAGCCGTTAATCTCTGGCGTGACGGAGTAGTAATAGCATTTAATTCTGTCATGACCCATCCTTCAACATCTCCTATAGTACCAGCCGAAGATGATATTGCATAAACCATTCCACGATTGTTACTGCACTGAGTACTGAGATATGCTTCACATGTCCATGTCTCTCCTGCTTGCATGGTGAATGATAACGGTGTTGCTGTTACTGCAATTTGGTCACCTGTGTGGGTAAAATTCGATCCAGATATTGCGGCAACCACAAAATCATTCAGATAACTTGCTGTTGTAGCATATGAGGCGCTTTCTGCTATTGAGGAAGAAACTGCTGAATGGACGCTTCCCGTGCCAGCAATAAAGGAGGCGGTATCTACCATTGCCAAATTGCCAAAGGCATCGGACACTATGATACTATTCGGCTGGACGTGAAGGGGGGCTTCCTCAAACGTCTGGTTCGCCGTTCGTCTTTCCAAGAAAATGTCTTTAGTACTATATTGGCTCATTTGATTATTTCCTATACACTGTTTCCAAAAAATTCCACATTATAATGTAATTCCATTACACTAGAGTTGCCGAAAGCGTATTTATTCCTTCTGGTGGGTATCCATCTACTGGGCCTCTATCTGCACAGCTAGTTGCAGGAATTTTATCAAATGTTGCAATCGCCACTCGTCTCCATTCTTCACTGGTATAAATATAAAAATATTGGGCATCATACATTATGTCACCTTGATTTCCGTCATTCGAGAAATTAAATTCGGCAATGGCTACTTTTCGCCAATTGCCTTTAGTATAAATATAGAAGAACAATGTATTATACGCAACAGAACCTGGAGTTCCATATAAAGGAACATTATCTTCGCAAACAGGCGTAAATTCTGCAATAGCGACCCGACGCCATTTATGTTCGGTGTGTAGATAAAAATACTCAGCGTCATAAGACATATCTCCGTCTTGTCCGCCAGCGGCTTGTTGCATTGGAACTGGTACAATACGCAAGAATAATGGAGAATTATCCACTTTAATGCCTACATGAGGTCCAGCATCGAGGATGCTATTATCCGTTATGCTTGTATCCATAGTCAGACCTGGAGATGGAATAATGGTATCGTAACGAAGATTTGGGTAATTTTTGTTTCTCCATTTTTCAGCATTAGCAGTTATTTTGGATAGTTCAAAGTCGGTCTTTACCACTTCAAGACCCATAACAAATTTTTTCGGGGTCATTCGTTTTTGGGTTGTCATCTTGTGACGGTCTAAATAGGTCACGGAATCGGGGAGGATATAACCATGAGTTCTTAAGTCAAATTCAGTTTTGACTGACCGTTCATCGCCAGCTTGTATTTCCACATTGTGGGTATAACCACCCTCGACATTAACACGAAATCGAAATCCTTTTCTGCTGCCCCAATAGTCTTGTGTGTTATAAATAATCGTCTGCATGATTTGATTCATTTGCTCAACAAGAGCAGTCCATACAATACAGTGATAAGTAAGAATCATATGCTTTGGAACTAGCACATTGAAAATTTCATTGACGGGAGCATTCTGACCTGTAAGCGCACCAAATTTGGTGTATTTGTTCTTCTCCGAATATAATTTCATCACTGGCGTGTCGAGATAACGATTAAAAAACAATAATGACTGGTCATTCTCGGAGTTAGACCGTTTAAGAATCATAGCGGGTTGCATGATCTTACCTTGTTTATCACGGAGATATCCGTCTCGGGCCGAACTCACCCACCGTTCGGGGGGACCATAGAAAATAGGAACTTTGACTTGTTTGCCTACGTCGGTAATTTGAATTTGAAGTTGTTCAAGTTGAGTAAGAATGGTTTCATCAATATCATAAAATGTAATGGTAAAATCTTTCTGTCCATCCTTATCCCTGCGAATTTCTTCTGCGCGATTATTACTAACAAAGGCAGCGGGATCATTGTTAGTAATAAACTTTTCTGCACGATCAATAGGTTCTCTGATCATGTTAGGTGCAGGATTTGATTTATCCCCATGCCAAGACATCGAATTACCCATTCCTTTCTACAACATTCTTAAAATTAGAGTAAACATCTACCATATGCTTAAACCATGCTTGAACTCATCCAAGTTGTTCCTGTATAAATGTATAGACATTTATTACCTACATTCACATATGCTGACCCTGTAAGAGTGATTGGAGTTAATACGGATGTTGATGATGAATATGGAAGTTGGAACATATTGGTTACAGTTATTTTGGATGCTTCAACTCTTCCTGTATTGAAATATATATCGTTTCCAGAAGTTGACCATATTTCAACATCATATGTTCCATAAAGTTGTCCCTTATCACTTCGAATTTTATAATTAACTATGCTAGATGAGAGTGTTATACTTGGATTCTTTAACCAATTTATATTGCTTGGCCATGTTACATTATAATATGTATTTGGAACTGTTTGTACAGTCCGTATATTAATTTCTTCGTTTCTGGGAATTATGTTTTGTCCAATAGTATTGTTGACATCAGCATATGTCCCAACAATATAACTTCCAGTATTACTGAAATTTAAGATACATAAATTATCATCTAGATTTATTATATGATTTTTTATATTGAAGTTTATGGATGCGGTCGGATAATACTCAAATATTGAAACTTTAGAAAAAGTACCGGTTGATGTTCCAGGCGCAATACTTCGACTGAATTCCATTGAAAAACTACCAGTTGGATTGATTAAACTTCCATTGGTTGTAAAATATATTCTGTGGTCACCGCCAGTATTGTGAATTGCATTATTCCATGTGAATAATGGAACACCTCCTATTTTAACTTTGGCATCTGTCAATGCAGGAGAAAATACAATGGGTGCCGAATTACCTTCCTGACTAAACATATAATTAAAAATATATGTTTTGTTTGGCTGAAGTTGATTCGTAAAACTAGACGAGTATTGTACTAGCGATGCGGAATAATTGAAAGATAACATTCCATTGTATCCTGCCGAATCATTATGCCAAATTGATCCGATATAAGCGAGTGCAGGATTTGAAAGAATATTCTTGCTAATATCAATATATGGAGTAATGATTGAATTTCTTTCCAATACCAAATTATTTTTACTATAATTTGGAATGTTATAAAACCCATCTCTATAACTGTGAAGTGACGCGGGAAGTAACCATACTAGAGGAGTTGGCGTTCCAGCATCATCATAATTGTTTTCAATACAATATGAGCTTACTAAGTCTGTATATTTGGTCAAATCAACTTGATGCTCCGAAGATGTATTGTATATATCACTATCTGTTTGAAATATAATTGGAATATTATTAAACCAATTCGCATAAGCATCTTGAAGCTCATTCGCGTTATAGTTATAATTAAATCCTTTGCGTTTTGAACTGTTGAAATTTATAAAAGTATTTCCCTCAATAGTTAAATGTGATGCGGATGTATAAGTTGAAATCGATTTAAACACAATACCATTACATCGTTGTGTATTACTGTTTTTATACTGTGCATAATAATAAGGATTATCAATTGTTCGTTGGAATATATTATGAATCTTATCAAAAAATGCAGACCCAACTGCTACGCAATTAGAATACGCCTCTCCAGAAAATTGGGAAAATGACCTATTATATGATCCAGAAAAATATGCGTTATATATCACCATACTGGATACATTACTACCATAAATAGTAACTCCACATGCATCGGAAATACTGGCAGGTATTAAACATTTAAATGTTGTTGTGGTTGGAACCTCAAGTATTGATACTCCTGGCAATTCGTCATAAGAAGGAGCGGTGTTTAAATATGAATATGGCGGTATAGAGTTGGCTATATGCACAGTAATTGATCCTGCCAGTTCATGTGCGGTAGAAGACGTAAAAGATGCAGTAATATATCCGTTTGTACGTGTCGATAGAGATGCGGTTATTATTGATATATTTGCGATATTATGACCTATAATATTACCATTTATAGACCCGAGAAAATTTTGTAATTCCCACGGTGCATTTACTCCGACGGTTGCATTTATGCTTGGATAATATTCTTGCGTATATCTACTGGATGCCGCTGGAATTCTAATTGTATTATTTTGTATTACAATTTCTCCGCTCTTATGTTTATGGAGAATGTCTGTACTTTGGTTTGAGCCAACTATTATTGCATTTAATGTACCTTGGTTGCCATATAAATCATCCGATAAATCTCTATCTAGTATTTGAATATAATTATTGCTAATAATATATTTATCCATAGAGCAAATGGCAGAACCTCCGTACGCAGGTATACAGTTTGCTACATCAATAAATGAATTTCCGTCAATAATCCTACTAAATTGCCATGTATCTTGACCAATACACGAATCCATCCCAGCAGCATAATTATTTTTTGTTACTGAAGCACCACCAAAAAAAGCGGCATATTCAAATAATCCAGATTTCATCTCCCACCTACCGTATGGGGTGCCATCATTAATTTTTTTCATCCTACCGCCAACAATTCTATTATCTGGCAAATAACGTATGTTGACTATCGCCCATTGGCCAATAGATCCAGTTTTATATCCATTGCCGGGAATAATTCCGTCCGATGAACCCGTCAAACTTTCATAAGTACAACTCGAACTTACAAATATCGATAAAATTGATCCATTCCACACACTTGCTGTGGATGGACATCTTGGATATAGATATGCAATAGTACAATTTTCTACACTTGATAACAGTTCTACAGTTGATTCGCCAACTGGATTTCCATCTATATCTGTGACCGCAAGCATTGGAGAAATAGCAAATACAGTTTGGTTAGTACTAGGATTTTGATAATCTGGATTGCCAGGATTTGTAGCGATGCAATTTAACGCCCGATTTGGTTTAAATGTAGTTTGTGCAGTTACTGGCCACGGAAAAGTAGTGGTGTCTCTAAAACTACTAACATAAGGACACTTTTCAACTCCATGAGATACATCATACTGTAACCCTGGACTAAGCCCAGCACCAAAAATAAATCCTTCTATATATGAGCCGCCAATATCTGGAACGTTAATACTCGATGACAATTCTCCGTGGCTCACACCACACCCAAATCCTCTGGCTTCAATATGATCAAAAATTATATTTTCTCCAGCCAAATTAAATAAATTAATAGTACTTCTTACTTTATTCGCATATTGAGGAAGATAATATCCCCAACTGTCAATGCTACCACTACTATTTGAATCTTTCGCCCAACCTTTCCAATTAAAACTACTATGTTTGGCTTGATTATCAAAATTACCATCAATAGTCATGTCGCAAAAGAGAACATTTCTTCTCATACTTGGTATTCCGCCCCAAGGAAAAGCACAAAGTTCTAACCAATCCGAATCAATAATAGAACTCTGCGAGTTTGCATTCATGACCCATCTATTATTTCCTGGATTAATTTGAGTTTGATTGCCAAAACCGTCAAGTCCATCAAATTTTGAATAGTCAGTACTTCCCGAACCACATTCGGTTCCAATAGGTATAAAATTAGAACCAGACCCAGGCAACCAACGAATATTGTCTGGTAACAATGCAATGCCAAACATTGAAAAATAATGGCTATAACCATAGGGAGAGTTATCCATTATTTTTAATGTAGTTCTTCCCATTCCCTTCCCCTTGAATGTAGTATTAGAAGGAACTGGTAACATTCCTCTTACAGCATATGTTTTGGCATCAAATTCAATGACGCTATGACTCAGAGTACAGTTTTTAATAGCAATCCAATCGTCTGTAACACCATCACCAACGGCACCATACATTTCTGGGCGTCCAATGCTTGGAAATGCATTAACGGCATTTGAAGCATAACTCGACGAAATAGACGCAGAGGCCCACGAAGCAGAAATATTATATGAACCACCACTTACAACACCAGTGCCACCGCCATTTACAACATTTATTGCCCAAGAAGAAGTTCCGAACAATGATGAGGTATAATTTATTAAGTTTTTCCACTGCGAGGATGTAACGCCCGGTAAATTATTAAGGTTATTATCAGTTAAACTCGAATAAATATAACCATTATAATGAGTTATATCATTAATATTATAGGAATAAGTCCCCGCCCAGTCAGGTAACGAGTTAATTTTGGATCGAATGCTTAATCCGAGTTCGCCATTAGAAAATGTTTGTGTTCTTGCCATAGGTTATATTTTGATTTGAAGTTATAGTTATAAATATCGGGTCATAAGGAATATCTTAATTCCAAATGGAAAGTTGTTATGATTGACGCTCAACTAAGTCAATTTTAGATAAGCTTGTATAATGTGTATTTACAATTATGGATAGGGATTTTGTTGGCTGACCTCCCAGAAATTGCTCTTGCACTACATCATCAATTTCGTGATAACGATCATTGAAATGTATCAGATCGCCCGTTTGTGGAAAGAAATTGAGTGTCCGCAAATCTTTCTCCATAAACTTGAAGGCGACATTCTGTTTACGGTCAGGGCCGAAGTCATCGGCGTCTGTAGTAATGTCGGCTCGATCAACCAAACAAACTATATCAATACCTGGAAAATATTGCTTACCTGCCTTTGGACTGCTTTCACCATAAATATTGGTTTGAGTAACATCGGCGCACATTTTAAAAAGACGTACTTCCGTTTGTATTATATCTCCCAATAATTCCTGGTTGATCCCGTCAATAAATGAGATGTCCCGCTCCGAAAAATATCTTCCTGGAAGTTCCATTGCATTATTACCCATGTATTTTCAAAAGCTCAAGGGCACGTGCTTCAATTACTTCTAATGCCATGTTCATATTATGTAATTCAGTATCCATCAGTTTGCCTTTTGATGACAGTGATCTTACTAATTTTGCCGCTTGAATAATTTCTTTTGCTATTTTAATTTCTCGCTTTTCATTTGGGTCGGATATATCTGTTTCGCCAGGCATGTCTGATTTATCAAAATACTGCTGATCCTCATCATCCTTATAACCATATTCTTTGGCCAACATTCTAGCCTCTTGAATAGCAGTTTTCTTGGCTTCTTCTACACTCTTAATATAGCCAAGCCCAACCCCTTGCAGTTTCTTATATGAAAGTCGTTTGTCTCCTGCACCAAAGACCTTCTTTAAACCTTCCCGAACAAGCTTTGCCTTGGGATTAACTTCATCAATACTCTCAGTTATGAGTTTGAATTGATTTCCACCGATATTTTCGAATAGTTTTTGTTTCATATACCTTAAAAATTTGTCTATCCTATAAATATAAATTGCCGCTATCAATCGGCAATAATAAAATAACTTGATGTTTTATTGTTTTTGACTTATATTGAAAGGTAATATGCGAAAACCCAATACGGATGAACTTATTAGTATTATATATCAGAATAAATGTCATTACAGGTCAATAATCAAATCTAAGTTTCCAGAATTACATCTGTTTATAGAAACTGAATATTATGGGAATTCGTTCGGGGAAAAGTTATATAGATGGATACACGAAAACTCGGCGGGGGGTGTGTGTAAAGTTTGTCAATCTTCAACCAGGTTCAAAAGTATTTTTGATGGATTCCAAACATATTGCTCATCGAGGTGTTCCAATGGAGATATTATAGTTAAACAACTCAAAGAAGATTCTTATTTGAAGAATTGGGGGGTTAAAAATCCATCTCAAGCAGAAAAAATTAAAGGGAAGAAAAAACAAACTTGCGAGAAACACTTTGGAGTTGATTGCAATTTGAAATTGGGTTCGTGTAAATTACAAATCAAAGAAACAAATCGACAAAAATATGGAGTTGATTATCCTCTTCAAAATCAAAGTATATTAGAAAAACAACAGGATACCAATCTGCAACGATATGGGAAACGATCTGTCGGTCAAGTAGAAGAATTTAAAACGAAAGCAATTCAAACAAACCTGAGTAAATTCGGAGTAGAGCATCCGATTCAAAACAAAGAAATACACGCAAAACTAGAAGAAACAAATCTAAAACGGTTCGGAGTTAGGCATATGGCCCAAAGTGATAAATATAGAATTGAAAGGCGAAGAAGATTTTTTGAAACATTATTGCATTCCGATAGGTTAAAATCCAGAGTTACTCCGATGTTTGTCTTAGCGGATTTTATCGACTGTAATACTAAAAATAAGTATGATTTCAAATGCAATACATGTGCAAATGTGTTTCAAGATCATTTGGACAATGGACGAATTCCAAGGTGTTATAAATGTTATCCGCTGCTTTATCAGTCTTTTGCCGAAAGAGAAATAGCCGATTTTATACGCAATTCTATAGCCGATAAAATAGTTGAAAACGATAGGTCTGCGCTTGGAAATTTGGAATTGGATATTTATATTCCGTCCAGAAATTTGGCAATAGAATTCAACGGATTATATTGGCACAGTGAATTGGGAGGTAATAAAAATAAAGATTATCATCTCAATAAAACTGTAAGATGTCAATCGAAAGGAATAAGACTTATTCAGATATTTGAAGATGAATGGTTACAAAAACAAGACATAGTAAAAAAACGACTTGCTCATTTGTTGGAACTGGACATGTCCAGAATATATGCCAGAAACTGCGTTATTATTCCCATTCCTAACGTTCTTTGTGCCGAGTTCTTAGAGAAAAATCATTTGCAAGGAAAAGATAATTCTACTATAAAATTAGGAGCATATTATAATAGCGAATTGGTTTCGCTTATGACATTCGGCAAACATAGATTTTCAAAGAATAAAGATGTTTGGGAAATGTATCGTTTTTGTTCGTCTAAAAATGTGGTTGGAATAGGAGGAAAATTGTTTAAATATTTTGTGAAAAATTATAATCCCAACCAGGTTATTTCCTATGCCGATAGAAGATGGTCGTCGAATATTGCGTTTTATGAAAAAATTGGATTTCAATCCGAAGGAATGACTCGGCAAGGTTATTATTATATGGACGACTATCGGAATCGATATTATAGATTTAACTTTAGAAAATCAGTATTATCTAAAAAATTAAAAGTATATGATTCTAATTTAACCGAATGGGAGAATATGCAATTAAATGGATACGACCGAATATGGGATTGCGGAAATTTGAGATATAAATGGACTCCACATAACTTTTAACATCTTCGTGGCAAGAAATCCCACTTGCTTTAGCGGGTCTCCTTTAGGGGATGGGTAGTTCATAACATGAATAGCAACCCAAACATCCAAAGACCAATATATATATATAAGGGAACTCCCTTCAAAGTATTTTGGAGTTGTTCGGACATTTGGGCCTGCTTCTCAAGTTGATTGAATCTTCCTGCCGCCTCCAATTGTTCTTTCAAAGTATCCAAAAGTCGTTCTTTTGACTGTTGCGCCTCTGCCCGAAGTTCTGCTCCATCCAATGTTATCTCTCCCCCAGGAATCGGTATTACTTGATGCTTTTGACGAATTGCGCCAAGGATTTCTTTACAGTTAGCGAGGAAATAATCACGAATCCATTGTTTACCTGGGTCATTAATAGTCATGTATGGATGATTTACATACGGAATATCAGCAAAGTCGGAGGAAACCTGCCCCGCAGACCCCGAAGGTGAAAGACTGCTTGCTTCGTAGCGATCTTGTTCATTAATGTATTCGAGCCATAGTTTGAAACTGGTGGTTGGAATAGGCATGAGCCGAAGGCGGTTGTTTGCCATTTCAAACGAATAGGCCGACTTGCGAACTAAGTCATTGAACTGAATGGCCTGACCACGAAGTAAATCCTCAAAGATTGGTGTCATTAAGAATTGAACGGCGGGGCTATAAGCTCCAAATCCAAGTTCTTGTAAAACATTACTATATGACATTCCCGTCATGGAGAATGGGTCATATATACGCGCAAATGCTGGAGGTCGGTAATGGAACACTCGTTTTACTTCAATGCGGTCACAGTTTTCCAATGTGTTACCAATTAATGCTTGGAGGTCATAATCTTGTTGCATTGGGTTGACTTGGATATTTACCTTTTTCCAGTCAAGTTTTCCACCTGTTCCTGCTTCGGAGCCATAATCTTTAGCAATGTTGATAAGTTGCGGGAGGCCAGACCCTTGGATTACTCGTCCAGTGATAGTTGTATTTCGGTTAAGTCCTTGGAGCGCCAGCATGTTATTGATCATGTTGTACTCGTTGACTTTGGCATTATAAACATTACAAGCTTCTTCGAATGCAGCATAGAATTGAATATCGATCATTTCTATAGCAATTGAGGGCCATCCGAGTCGTTTTGTAGCCCACTGCATAGCGTTATAACAATCTCGTTGGAAGATAGGATCAGAATCATACATTCCAAACGGAGTATTATTTTGGACTGCCGACCCACTGCCTGGGTATCGTATTAAAGCTTGATTTGAGATTGACATTTTTTGTATTTTTTTATAGGAAATGGCAATGATTTGTCACGTTTCCATTGGTTCCAATCACTTTCCCATATATAATAAATATCATATCCCATTTCCTTTAACTTAATAAACTTATTTGTTGTAGATTGGTACAGATTGCCGAAGGAAGTTTTATTGGAATTATTCGTTTCCTCGGGCAAAAATATTTTCGGATTCCCGTGCCAATAATCTCCCAAGAATTCAAATATTTTATTTTTACTTATACCATCGACTTTATATGGTCTGATATATTTTTGTCTATGTTCGGGGGTAGAAGGAATGTTTAGATAATCCAAAAATTCTATTTCGGGCATGGAGATATTATTTCGGGCAAAACAAGAGGGGCACTTTGGAATTTTGCCATCTTCTATATTAGAATTAAAATGTGTGTGGCAAGTTGTGCATTCAAATAGGTATAAATCATTTACCGTTTTAAAGTCGTGCGGGTCAAACATAGGTTTGAGTGAAAAATTCAACCGAGACCCGTTGAATAATCGTTCAACAAATTGTTTGGTTCTTGTGTTCAAAATCTTCAATTGAACATTTTTGTTCTGAATAGGATGCTCTGCTCCATAGTGTTGTAAACATGTTTTATTGGCCAAAATTCGATTGTTATAGTTTGAGTTATTGTATTTTTGTAATTTTGTTAATTTACTTTTTTCTTTTACGGAATTGAGTTTGAATGGATTATCGACTCCATGTTTTTCTAGACATGTTTTTTTGGTTTTTTCGGCCCTGGCTTTTAATCGGTCGGGAGTCCAAAAAGATTTCATTTTATCCGAAAACGCTGTTGTTTTGGAATAATGATTAACGCCATATTTTTCCATACAGGTCTTTTCTTTTTTGGACAGCATTTCGGTTATATTTTCCATAATATCTCTAATTATAATTATGATCAACCAAATAATCAATTATTTTTAATTTGAGTGGATATATTTAAATTTTATATTTATACTCGTCTAGTGTCCTGTATATGATGAGGATACGTATCAATTCAAATGAATAAAAAGAACAATTTATTAATACGAGAGATATTGAGTGAGATAGGCATCAACCGAGAAGTTGATCATTTATCACAGGTAAGAGATATTACTACTAAGGTACAGACATATCAATTTGTGGTAAATGAGATAAAGTATATAATTCAATTTGGATTAGATATAGTTGGGGAGGATACTATTTTGGATATATCTTTTAGGAATTTGACAGCGATTGAGAAATTGAAGTCAAAGAAGAATAGTTCTGTTGATGATTTTTATTCTGATTTAGATCAGGCCAAGTTTGGATTAACGAAGACAGGAAGTTCTATATTTATTTTCAATGAAATTTACAATGTAGTTATAAAATATATAGAAAACAAGATGCCGAGATATATAAAATATGAGGCAGTGGAAGACAATAGGAAGAAGCTTTACTCTGCTTTAATTAAAAGAGCAGAAACGGAGACTGCATTAAAGTTTGAAAGAATATTTATGGATCCGATTACAAATGTTAAGTTAACAGATACCAGTCAAGTATTTGTATATAAAATTAGCTATTAAATAAATAGTCCGCCGATTAAGATGAAACCATTGACTGCTAAATTATCTCAAGAAGTAAATACCGATCAACCGTCCATACAAAAAGAGTATTGGGATACTGGTCTTGGTGCTGCGGGATGTATTTTTGTGGCTAGAGATACTGGAAAAATTCTACTTGCTCATAGAAATCCAAACAAAGATCCTGAACGAGGTCGTGTCGAAGAATCAAACACATGGGCTACTTGGGGAGGAGCAATTAATGATGGTGAGACTCCTAAAGAGGCAGTTATGAGAGAGGTCGATGAAGAAACGGGTTACGACGGAGAATATAAACTCGCTTTTCTGTGGACTTATGAGGACGAAGAAGAAGGATTTCAATATCACAATTATTTGGCTGTAGTAGATTCCGAGTTTCTTCCGAAACATTCTTGGGAGAATGACATGGGAAAATGGGTAGAGTGGGGAGAGTGGCCGCATCCCATGCATTGGGGATTAAAAGCATTACTTGATAATGCGGGCGAAAAAATTCATCGAGTTATTACCTTGATTAAGCGGAAGAAGGCTGGTATAGTTGAAGGAATGACCGCACCACCAGCAATTGTGCAACATGTAGCAAAAAATGCTACTGCGAACTACAATATTACAAATACCTATATTGCAGCCACTACTTTGTGGGGAGAAGCCCGCGAGAATGGAAGGCAGGGAATGCAAGCTGTGATGAATGTTATTATGAATCGGGCCAATGGAGACTTCAGCAAGGCAAAGGATATTGTATTGGCTCACAATCAATTTTCGGTATGGAATAATGTTACTAATGCCGAACAAACGGCATTTACTGCTGCCAGTCAATATCGTAATGATGAAGAATGGCAACGGGCTATTCGTATTGTGGATTTAGCTGCTAGGGGACATCTTCCTGATATTACAGGCGGAGCAACACACTATTTCAATCCAAAGAAACCAGAGAAAACATGGGTAGAGACGGAAATTAAAAAAGTTGGTAAAAAAGTTGGTATAAAAATGTTAGCTCCAGATTGGGCACATAGTATGAATTGTACTATCGTTATCAAAAAGCATATATTTCTTAAACTGGCACCAATTGTTAAGAGTCATGCATCTCATAAACCATCGTCACCACCACCAATTATCAAGAAAAAGAAAATAAAAAAAGGGAAGGCTCATGGTGCTATTCGTGAAATGACGGATGCTCAAGACTCCAACGAAATTGTTCCCGTCAAGAAAGGGATTGTGGGAGATGGAATATGGGAATACGAATTGAAGTCCTCCCATTCATATTTGCGTTATAGATATGAGCCAGATACAAAGATATTTTATCTTGATAATATTGGCACTCCTAAGCCAGAGGATAAAAACAAAGGCTATGCTAAGGCTCTTCTCGAAACCTTTTTTCGGCTTATTGCGAAGCAAAATGGGGCATTGGACAGTGGACCATTTACAGTTTCAGGTACAGCATATATAAAACATGTTGTCAAGCGATTTGCACAAAAATACAATATAAATTTAGTCCAGGGGCGAGACGAAGTGAATGAAGCAGTGCAACGTGCTTCATCAAACATTACAGAATCTAAACTTGATTTTTCGGTGGAAGGAAAGAATATACCGCCTGAGGAAGTAAAAAAAGCTATACAGCTTCTTTATCGCTTTTTTAAAGAACGAGACACTATGGTATGGCTTATGTCTCATAAGTGGTTTTTGGTTTCTGCAAAGACTGATCGTACTTGGATAGACGGAGAACGGTATGAGTTTGATTACATTCCAGTCAAGGGAAAAGAAGTGACGAGAAAGCCGTTTGATGGATTGGACTACACCCGAAAGATGAAGATGTTTCGCACGCCGAAAGACGCCATTGACTACATGACAGCCAATGAAAAGAAACATGAAGGTCATTATGCCTTCCGTGGGATGAACATGGCCGAATGGGTAGATGCCCAAAAGCAAGGATACATCAAGTCCAAGGCCGAATACAATTTAGGTGGAGTTTTGCAGACATATTACGGGTCGAATTGGAGCACTGCTCATAGTTATGCAGGAGGATTTGCCCCGTTTGACAAGGAACCTACGAGGTCTTTGCCCGGAGTCATTATCGCCGTTCCATTTGAGTCAACTAAAGATGCCAAAGCAACGACGGGAATGGGAACTCATGGTGATGGTGAACGAGTAGCAGAAAAAATACCTCTCGATCAAGTAAAGGGGGTGTGGTATATTGTTCCGACTGAAGTGGGTAGAGGGTCCATAGAATTAGTCTTAAAAGATGGAAATTTGGACAGAGGCTCTGCTTGTCCTCCATCGGCGAAGTTTGTTATTGTCCCGAAGGAAGGTATTTCCAGAGAGTTGAACGAGGCATATGGTGATCAAGGAGACCATGTGATATTTGGTGGAGTGTTTTATCCTGACCGAGTTGTGGCAAATATAGTTAAGAGTCATGATAATTATTTTGGGCATACACATGAGCATGGGCCGACTCGTTGGGTGTATTATCAGGGAATGAAGACTGTATTCTGGCATCAGTATCCGCCTGCGATACCAGAGTGGGAAGTGATTGTGAAAGATTGGCTGGAAAAACATGGTTATGAAGTAGAAAGACAGACCGACAAAGAACAATATTATAAAATGATGTCATGGTTTCAGAAGAAGGGTCTGTTAAAAGAGATGGAAGATGCTGCTGTGATTTTAGGCGCACTTAACAAAGATGGATCGAATATGCAGCCTGTGCGTAGTGCTAATCAATTGGATAATCATCCGCCACATATGAAGGTGACAGATGTACGATGGCGTTATTATCCAGAACTTCAACAATTGGATTGGCAAGGCAAACCGACACCAGAAGAACATGAGGGCACAAAAGAATTTCTAGCGCAGCGAGGATTAATTGTACGCCGAGTCCATTATCTCGCAGGGATGCCGAAAAGATAGATCATTTTGTCTTAAGGGTCGGTTTAAGCCATATACCTTTGCTTTCAATTACTTCCCATAAAAAGGGATGAGATTGTAGAATCCATATAGCCTTTCTCCAGTTTGCACTGAATGCTTTACAGAGTTCAATTTGCATCATTTCTTTTGTAACTGGGATAAAATCTTCAATGGTGCGAAATTCATCAATCGCATCGTGTATTTCCTGGCTAATGGAAAATCCAAGTTGGCATGAAAATCTGATAGCGCGACAAATCCGAAGTCGGTCTTCTTTGAATCGGTCAATGGCGTTTCCTACCGACTGAATGGATTTAGCAGCAATATCATATTGTCCATTGAATGGGTCAATAAGTATCAAAGACCCAACTTCCCGGGCAATGGCGTTCAGTCTGAAATCTCTTCTGGCGAGGTCATCTTCTATTGTTAGGGCGGGTGTTACACTATCTGGATGGCGAGCATCGGTGTAGAATGCTTCTTTGCGAGCAAGTGTAAAATCAACTGCCCCAAGAACGGGATGTTTAGCACGGATGGATACAAATTGGGGGCGCTCTTGATAAAATGTACATCCAATGTCTAATAGATGTTGCCGCATTGTCTCATAATCTGGAGAAATTACGGCAAAATCTCTGTCACTCGGAGGTCGTCCCATCAATTCATTTCGAATGGAGCCACCGACTTCAAATATTCGGATATTAGTCATTACAACCAATATATCACGTTTATTTGAAATGTCAATGGGGGGTTTCAGTTTTATTGGGTTCATCATAATGTCCGAAAGGTTTATATTTATATCAAATGGCTATGATAAAACTAAAAACACTTATAATGGAAGAAAGCTCCGATAGTATTGATTTGCAAGAAATCGCGAATTTACTTGAGCGAGGATATGGGGTTGTATTCGATACCAATGAAGTTCATGCCCGACCAGTGGGGCATTCGATTGAGATAATATTTAGATATCTCGACCATCCATATAAAAAATTCGAACATAATACTGGAAGGTATAAAATTATAATTGATATTCGGTCATCATTATATCATGGAAAATATCCGTCGGCTATATTAAAACAAAACATACCAGATATAGAATATTTTGTAAGTTTCGAGGAGGAATCTCATTTCAAATCTACAAGCCAAAAATCTTCGTCGGAAGACTCTGACGATTCGTGGGAAGATCAAGGAGAACTTTCAGGTGATTCATGGAAAGGCACGGAGCCAGAAGAACTTCCCGACGATTCGTGGAAAGATACCACTCACGGGAAAATTATACAACATATAGGAAATTGGATGAAAGATTTCAGGGACCGTGATATATGGCAAATTTTATATCTTCGTATGCAAGAACCGGATTGGAAAGAAAGCATAAACAAAATCACTTTTGCGGGAGAAAATTGGTCATTATATAAAATAGTTTTATTATCAAAAGAAATTATTGATAACAACCTTGAATATTTTAATGGAGACGTAAAGCATGTAAACAAAAGGTATCCTAGAAAAATGTGAGTATGGTGAATGCTCCCAACCTCTAAAGAGATTGGGCTTCTATGGTTCTTTAACGAGTACCAATGGAGTCCATCCCGAATCCAAACTCAAATTGTATGACATTGCTTGAAACATTATTCCGTATGGAAAGGTTAATTAGACCTTCGTCAGCATCTTCCGCTTTGCGATTGGTTTCTCCCAATGTTGTCCATCATAATATATGATTGAGAAACAGAAAGCAACTTATTATATTCGTGGGTCGCCATTCATCCCAAGGTCTAAAGACGCTTGGGTTTTCTGGCGACACGGAGATAAAACTGAAAGCATTACTGGAAGGAACGGGGATATCGGTGGTTGTTTGTCACGGAAAAACGTCCACACGATATTGAGGGTTATGGAGATTATATATATAAAATTTATATTAAGAACGCCGTGTGTATTCTCGATGATCCGTATGGTGCCAATGATATTGCATATGCATATGTGTATCACATAAGCAATCCGCCAAAATGGGAATCGTATGATTAAATTACGTTTACTGTTGTTGGAGAGTCGCCTTGAGAAACTATACAAGGAACTCAATGACAATGCCCGCAACTATAACATTGCCAAAGTAGCGGGGGACGATTGGCAAATGAAAAATAGCAAAAAGAATATCTTGTTGCTGGCGGCTGAAATTAAGCGAGAGAAAGCAAAGAGTCCAGAAGAATTGGATAGAGATGCTTTCCTTCGTCATCATTACACGGGTTATATATCATCAGATGCTTATGGTCAGTATAAAAAAGAGGGTGGGCTATCGTGGTTGGGAGATAAATCAAAGTATCCTATTCTTCTACACGGGGGGAAATATGGTCCGTTTGATGTAGAATTTCGACAGACTGGGCAAGTAAATAGATATACGAAAACAGATTCTAATGGCGATATTGTTCGGGATGCAAACGGAATAGCAATGGATATGACTCCTGAAGAGATAAAGTCGGATGGTCTTGCCGAGTATGATGAAACTGTTGTTGCCTTTGTTGGCAATAAGCCTGTAGGATTTGCAAGCAATGAATTTGGTGCAGTTGGAGTGTGGGTTGAGGAGGCGTTTCAGAAAGTTGGCATTGGAACCGACTTAATGGATATGCATATTGAATTAAGGCCAAGAGTAAAAACTGGCAAGTCAAAAATTGGTCAGGCTACCAATGCTGGAATTTCTTTGATGAAAGCTTATCATCGCAAAATGAGCAGAAAGCACGGCACGGGATGGTTCGGACAATTAAAAGTATCCAAAAATGATTAAAATACATTCTATGATTCTATTCCCGCAAAGTATTTGAACTCATAGAACACGAGTAAAGAACTACTTATAGTTATGAGAATTTCAGTCATTCCCGAGTTCACACAAAAGATAATGGAATTACACGAAGACAAATCGCAAAAGATTCTTCGGAGGGAGTTATTATAAAATGAGCTTTGATAACACTCCAAACCGCCTCGAATCCATACATATCCAACGGGATACTACTAATGGTTGGGCTGAAGAAATCCATATTAGTGGAAGCAATCTTGTCATCTACCATGACGAAGCGGGTCTTCTCACGGCGGATAAAGTAAGTGTTTGGGCGATAAAATATGGTATTGGGAGTGGTGGAGGCATAATTCCTGGCGGTTCATATAATATTTCTGCATCATATGCTTCCGGGTCCACTTCTTCGTCGTATGCTCTTACCGCGTCATATTCGTTGAATGGTGGTGGGACTGGCATTGTAGATGGTGGTTCGTATAATATAAGTGCGTCGTGGGCATCTGCCTCAATCAGTGCTTCAATTGCTTCTACGGCATCATATGTCTCATCCAGTAATATAATTGGGAGTATTACCGCTTTAAGTGCATCATGGGCGTCGGCAAGTATATCTAGTTCCTATGCTCTTACCGCGTCATATTCTTTGAATAGTGGTGGGACTGGCATTGTAGATGGTGGCTCATACAATATTTCTGCATCTTGGGCAAGCGCATCATTTCAATCTTATTATGCTACCCAATCCCTTTATGCCACGCAATCCATTTCGGCGTCTTATGTATCGGCATCAAATGTTAGTGGAACGGTGACGAGCGCCTCGTATGCGTTGAGTGCATCATGGGCACCCGATATTGAGTTTGCATCTGCATCATGGGCATCTAGTTCTATTTCTTCTAGTTATGCGGTGTCTTCTTCTTATGGATTAAGTTCGTCGTATGGATTGTCTTCTTCTTATAGTTTATATACTACAAGTGCTTCATACAGTCTAAGTGCATCGTGGGTAAGCGACTTAACATTTATTACATTATCACAAACTGCTTCGTATATTTCTTCTTCAGCAATATTTGATAATAAAGTATATAATCTTACATCATCAAATGCATTAACTGCTTCATATATTTCATCCAGCAATATTATTGGGATAGTGACTGCATTATCAGCATCATGGGCATCTTCAAGTATATCTTCCAGCTATGCTACATGGACATATACAAATATAATAACAAAGGAACCTAGTGGATTTCCTAACAGGACTAATACAACTTTAAGTTATGATAGTAGTTCGCATAAATTGATGATTTCTGGTTCCAATTGGAAAGTATATTGTAATGGGCAGGAGTTTATTAAAAATAATGAAGATATTGTTTTGAATACTCCGACTAAAGGTAATCTGTATTACATTTATTATGATACCGCCGGTGTTATTCAACAATCTTTAACCGAATGGACATTCCAAATTGGTGTTGCTCCAATCTGTACAGTGTATCTTGGAAATGGTGCGGGCAATGGATTTTTAAGTGACGAGCGGCACGGTATTTTAATGGATGGTGCCACACATGAATATTTGCATGATACTATTGGTCCTCGGTATGGTAGTGGATTTACTTGGAGTACTACTACTGCATCATTAGGCAAATATACTATTAGTGCTGGTGAATGGTATGATGATGATAATGCGTATACGATTAATTATATTCAGAGTAGTAGTTTAATGGCATATTATAGTCAATCAATGGTTGTATCTACTGTTGAAACTAGTTCTGTGTGGAATGGTGGCGTTCCAAAATATAATAATACAACTTTAGGAACACTTGTTAATGTTACTGGCGGAAATGCAGTATGTTATTTTGTATATGCTATTAATGGAAATAGTAATACTTTATTGTCAATATATGGACAACGAGTTGATACTTCTGTAGCAAATGCCAGAACAAATAATACGCCTGATACATTGATATTTGGTAATTTCCCATTCAGAGAAGCCAAGTTATTATATCGTGTTATTGTAACCACGGCTGGTATATCAGAGACAACTGATTATAGGACTGCTCAATATGCTGGAAGTACTTTTACACCAACTTCTCATGGGTCATTGACAGGTTTAACAAGTGATGATCATCCTCAGTATTTATTATTGGCTGGGCGAAGTGGGCAAACAATTACAGATCAAGTTACAATTACTGGAGTTACGTCTTCTTTATATGGTACTGCATCGTGGGCTACAAATGCATTAACTGCTTCTTATGTTTCTTCCAGTAATATTATTGGTAACATTACATCTTTAAGTGCATCGTGGGCAAGTGCATCGATATCATCAAGTTATACATTAACTGCTTCCTTTGCTTCTACGCCGTGGATGAGTGCGGGTGGAAATATATATTATTTATCTGGCAATGTTGGAATTGGAATTATATCCCCTATAAATAAACTAGATGTAGTGGGTAATATTTCTTGTTCTGTTATTACTGCTTCATTGTTTTATGGTACTGCCAGTTATATTTCATTTGCTCCATTTGCTACATCAGCTTCATGGGCATCGTCATCAATTAATGCAATAACATCAATTACTGCTACTCAATCATTATATTCTACACAATCATTATATGCCACAAGTGCTTCGTGGGTAAGTGCATCTGCGTTTATTACGTTATCACAGACAGCGAGTTACATTTCATCGTCAGCAATATTTGATAAAACTACATATAATCACACAGCATCGTGGGCTATAATTGCAGTTACTTCATTGACGAGTACTCAATCACTGTATGCAACAAGTTCGATTTATGCTATATCTGCATCATGGGTTAGTGCTTCTGTATTTATCACCACTGCACAAACTGCGTCGTATATTACCTCAAGCAACATTGTTGGTTATGTTACCGCTTTAAGTTCCTCTTGGGCAAGTGCATCATTAAGTTCGAGTTGGTTGAGTGTATTAAGTGTAAGTGACAATAATCCGTACAATATTATATTAAGTTCGGGAACTAGTACGCAACATGCTATTGCTGGGGGGACAACTTCACAAATATCTTTTAATCCTGGGACAAGTGTATTTAATGTAGGAACTAGTATTACTTCAACTAGTATTACTTCAAGTTTATGTGGTACTGCATCATGGGCGCAGAGTGCATCATATGCTATAACGGCTTCATATGTTTCGTCCAGTAATATTATTGGTTATATAACAGCATATAGTAGTTCGTGGGCTAGTGCTTCAATCAGTGCTTCCTATGCTTTAACTTCTTCAGTATCGGTAAGTTCTTCCATTGCTAACACCGCAAGTTATGTTCAGGGAGGAAATGTCATGGGAACCGTGGTATCTGCAAGTTATGCAAAAAATGCACAACTTATCATCGATATGGATTGGCATTTGATGCGAAATAGCAATACAAGTTTACAAACCACGCATAATTTTGTACCAGGCACAATACTTTTGGCACGCAATGGAATACTTTGTACTTCGGATTATATTACTACTGAATATGATTATTTTGAATCGGGCAGTAATTATATACAACTTCATTTTTCGATGTCGGGAGATACGAAAATGATGGTGGTTTACGTATTATCGCCATGAAACAATCTAATACTTATGATTTAGAAAAAATATAATATATGAAAACTACATCTATTTTAAATGATTTTAAGGATATTTTAATATCTGAAGAAGGAGCTACGGGCGACATGGAATGTGTCACCGTGACCAATGGCACAGAAATATGGCAGGGGTGGCGATGGCAATATAATAAGGGAACTTCTGTTGGATGCTTAGGCAATCCACCGGCCAAAGGTTTTGACTGGGATGGAATAAAGTGGAAGGTGCTTAAAGAAAAGAAAAAACCTAAGTTTCGTAAGAAGAAGTGCAATACCATCGTATATCGTCCCAGCGCAGCAATTATGCAATTTCCGTCATTCATTTTAGATGGTAAGAACTGAACAATCACTTATATTTATACTTATATGCGTCAACTACCCACGACCCTAAAGGGTCGGGGCTTGCCAGAGTTTAGGTCCGACGATTGGCTTGTTGACGGTAGCCTGTCCAAAGAGTGCCTTACGGCACGAATTGGAGTGTTATCTTGTGTCATTGAAATACGCTCGGGGGGGAGCAAACTAATTGAATAGCGTTGTATTTCTCGACAAGAAACGATGCTTAATTGATTTTACTGGATAGAAGCAATTATTTTCTGCTATCCAAACCATATACCAAAGAACTATGTATAATATAGCGGAAACCGAGAAAGATGTCAATGGAAATTATTAATTATATTTCGTTGCTCCTACCCTAAAGGGATAGAGGTTTCTGCAACGAGAAAATATATGAAATTATTTTCAAAAGAAATTCTGGCGGTATGATGCCGTTAAGAAACAATGCAAGAATGCTTTAGAGAGGATATAAAAAAATGCCAGGCCTTACGTATATCGAGAATGAACAACTTTTGCACAGTGGAAGTTTTTTTACTTCCAGTGGTGGACACATAACTATTACGCCGTATGAGGCACCACTTGGAAGCACTATTACGATTGGAGTAGTGGGTGGATATTCTATTCCATCGGTGTATCAGGTATCATTGATTGGAAGCCAGAGTATGTATGCTACCCAATCATTATTTGCTACATCTTCAATTTCGGCTAGTTATGCATCAACGGCTTCATATATTTCGTCCAGTAATATTATTGGTTATGTTACCGCTTTAAGTGCTTCATGGGCTAGTGCATCGATATCATCGAGTTATGCGATGCAAGCATTAAGTTCGTCGTATTCATCTGCATCTTTGAGTTCTTCATATGCATTAACTGCTTCATATGCTTACACCGCTTCTTTTGCGTTGAATTCCTCCGCCGCATTTTTTAGTACTCAAACTCTATTTAGTACTCAATCATTATACACAACCCAATCATTATATGCTACACAGTCATTATATGCCACTCAAAGTACATATGCTACTCAATCGTTGTTTGCGAGTCAGTCTATTAATGCCTATAGTGCATCATGGGTTTCCGCATCAGTAACGATTAACTCCGCATTAGCAGCAACTCAATCATTATTTGCAACACAATCTCTGTTTAGTACACAGTCACTGTATGCAAGTCAATCTATCAATGCTTATTCTGCATCGTGGGTAAGTGCTTCTGCATTTATTACAACCGCTCAAACGGCAAGTTATATATCTTCTTCGGCGATATTTGATAAAACGATTTATAATCATACTGCTTCTAATGCTACCAGTGCTTCATATTCATTAAGTTCCAGTTATGCAATAAGTGCATCATATGGATTATCTTCTTCTTATAGTTTAAATGCGACGACTGCTTCTTATGTATCATCCAGTAATATTATTGGTTATGTTACCGCTTTAAGTGCTTCATGGGCATCGGCAAGTATATCAGCATCATTTGCGAATACTTCTTCATATCCTTGGTTTCAGACAGGTGGTAATATAGCTTATGTCGGTGGCAACGTCGGCATCGGGACGACGAGTCCCTTAACTTTATTGGAAATTCCTGGAAGTACAGCAAATAGTTCGTTGAAAGTCGGTTCATTTGAGGTTCAAGGTTATGCTGTCAATAACTCTTTGATTGGAGAAAATACTTATTTTGACGGTGTAGTAGCCAGAGCAAGATCCACAGGATATGGAAATTTAATTCAACTCAATTCTGGAGATATTCAATTTAGAACAGCCCCTTCTGTTAGCGCTGGTTCTATTCAAACTTTTGCAACTCCGATGATTATTAAAAACGGTGGCAACGTCGGCATTGGTACACCAACTCCCGTTAATAAGTTAGATGTAGCAGGTAATATTTCTTGTTCCGTTATTACCGCTTCATTATTATTAGGAACAGCAACAAATGCATTAACAGCATCTAGTGCCGATTATTTTCGCGTTAGAAATGATATAATTATTGACGGTGTATTGATTGCATCTCAATTAAGTTCCAGCAATATTTATATAACTTCCAGTTATCTTATTGCGACGGACAATATATTATTATTAAATGCACAAACGCCGCATTTAAGATATGCTGGAATTGAAGTTTACGATTCCGGGTCAACCTTGCAATTAGCATCATTACTGTGGGATGGAATGAATAACTATTTCTTTTTATCCAGTTCAGATGGTGGGTGGAGTAGAAAAATTGTAATGGGTCCAGTAAATGAAACTGACCTTACACCGAATTATGTTCCAATAGCCGATAGTTTTACCAGCTTGAAAAATAGCGTCATTTATCAATCTGCTAGTAATGTCGGCATCGGGACGACGGCACCCAGTCAGAAGCTTGAAGTACTGGGTAATATATCTGCTTCTGGTTATATTATTTCTACCACCGATGGTTCAAAAATAACTGGTTCATTGTTAGGTACTGCTTCTAATGCCACGAATGCAAATACTTCTTCTTATCCTTGGTTCCAAACTGGGAGTAATATCGCTTATGTCGGAGGAAATGTCGGCATCGGGACAGCAAATCCACGGGCAAAATTAGCAATCGAATCATCTACACCGACTGCTGGTGATGCTACAATTCGTTTGCAAACTTCTGCGGGTAATATTACAGTGGGAACTATAATTGGTGATATAGAATATTATACTCAAGATGCATCTGTTAATGGAACTGGATTAGTAGCAAGAATGAGGGCTGTGTCTGAGGGGTTATTTATAGGCGCGGGTGTAAATAAATCGGCATTAAGTTTTTGGACTACTGATGTTACTGCGAATGCGGGAAGTATAATAGAAAGAATGCGAATTAATAGCGCTGGTAAAGTTGGAATAGGTACAACATCACCAACTAATTCATTAGACGTAGATGGGAATATATCCTGTTCAGTAATAACGGCATCATTATTATTAGGAACAGCAACAAATGCATTAACCGCAAGTTATGTAAGTAAATCCGTAATGGGGGATGGAGTATATAACATTGTATATCTTAATAGTGCAAGTTATGCATCACTTAATCCACCGTCGGCATCAACTCTCTATGCGGTAATGGCGGAAGATTTTAGAGTAACAGAAATTGATGATTTAAGAATTACCGAAGATGGATATTCCAGAATTACTCAATTAGGAAAATTGACATTATATTTGGGATTAAATCCAATAACAACTGATACAGCAAGTTATGCCACAACTTCATCCTATGCAATAAATGGATTTCAATCAATATTTGCTACTCAATCAATTTACGCCAATAGTGCGTCGTGGATAAGTGCTTCGGTGTTTATAACTCTTTCCCAAACTGCGTCATATATTTCTTCTTCAGCAATATTTGATAAAACGATATATAATCTAACTTCGTCTTGGACTAATAATGCAATTACATCACTGACTGCTACGCAATCGTTGTTTGCTACACAGAGTATATATGCCGCGAGTGCTTCATGGGTTAGTGCCTCAGTATTTATAACAACTGCACAAACTGCCTCATATATTTCTTCCTCGGCAATATTTGATAATAAAGTATATAATCATACTGCATCTTGGACTAATAATGCAATTACTTCATTTACTAGTACTCAGTCATTATTTGCTACACAGAGTATATATGCCGCGAGTGCTTCGTGGGTAAGTGCATCTGCATTTATAACTACCGCTCAGACAGCATCATATATTTCTTCTTCGGCAATATTTGATAAAACTATATATAATCTAACATCGTCATATACATTGACTGCTTCCTATGCACCAGTGGAACCCGCATATAGTGCGAGTGCGGCATCTTTGATTGGAACAAAACAACCACTATTAATTACTGGAAATACTTATACAATTACATCATCGTGGGCAAATAGTTCAATATTTAGTATTAGTAATACATCATCTTCTTATGCATCTGCATCTACCAGTGCTTCTTATTCACCAGTAGAACCTGCATATTCCGCTTCCGTCTCAATTATTTTTGGCACCAAGCAACCAAATTTGATTACTGGGAATACTTATACAATTACTGCAAGCTGGAGTAATAATTCTTTAACCGCTTCTTATATATCTTCCAGTAATATTATTGGTTATGTTACCGCTTTAAGTTCTTCATGGGCTAGTGCATCAATATCATCTAGTTATGGATTAAGTGCTTCATATGCAACGACAACAGGAACGGCAAATGCAATTTCATTTGTGCCCGCAACTGCTACTTCTGCATCGTGGGTTAGTGCCTCGGCATTTATTACGTTATCACAAACTGCGTCATACATTTCTTCTTCGGCAGTATTTGATAATAAAATATATAATCATACTGCATCATGGGCTATTGTTTCATTAACTTCATTGACAAGTACTCAGTCATTATTTGCTACTCAAAGTATTTATGCTACTTCTGCTTCATGGGTTAGTGCCTCGGTATTTATAACTTTAGCTCAAACTGCTTCGTATATTTCTTCTTCGGCAATATTTGATAATAAAGTATATAATCACACTGCATCGTGGGCAATAAATGCAATAACAGCCAGTTATTTAAGCAGTTCGGTAATGGGCAATGGGGTATATAACATAGTATATTTAAACAGTGCAAGTTATGCATCACTTAATCCACCATCATCATCAACACTGTATGTAGTGATGGCGGAAGATTTTAGAGTTACAGAAATTGATGATTTACGACTTACCGAAGATGGTTATTTAAGAATTACTCAATTAGGAAAATTGACATTATATCTTGGATTAAATCCAATAATAACCGATACAGCAAGTTATGCTACAACTTCATCGTATGCAATAAATGGATTTCAATCAACATATTTTACCGCTGCTGTTGCAAATATTCTATACCCAGTAATCGTAACACCAACAGGTTCTTATACAAATGCTTGGTTTGATTATGGCGTAAATAGTGGAAGTAATAATAGATGTGGAACAATATTTGGTTGTTGGAATGGGAGTAATGTATCTTATGCAGAATATGCTAATGTGGATATTGGCGATACTTCTCAGGTCACAATTAGTATGGATATTAGTGCCTCAAACTTAAGATTGTTATCAACGGCAACAAATACAAATAATTGGAATATTAAAGTATCACCAAGATATTTATAAGCATCATGTCAACTAACACAAGAATAAGCAAATTGAACGAAGCTGGACCGATTACAGGAGCGGAATTGATTGAATTAGTGCAAGGAGGTTCATCTGTATATTCCACCGTCAGTAATATTTCTGTCACCGCCAGTGTATTGGGCACTGGTCCAAATGATTGGTATAATAAAAATGATAGTGAGATACCAGCTTTCGCTACCACTAACTCCCAATCAATGGCTGTTAGTACAGATTTATTGATTTATGTAAATAATAAAGCGTATACTTTTACCAGCGGTAGTTCAGTCACTATGCCCGCTCTAATGCTCGCTGGTAATGATTACGGTATCTATGCCACCACTTCTAGTAATCTAATCGCTACCTATACCAACACCAGTTCTATCGCTATGGGTGGCTATACACCGCCTTCTGGTTATGATAATACCAATTCCAGATTGATAGGTGGCTTCTATTTCGCCCATTCAGGTAGTTCACCGCTCTCAATTCTTGGTAGAGACTGTTCTGGAGTCGGCAGTGCCTCAATCTCTATGAGTAGTGCCGCCCACGGATTAGTAACTGGTGATTATATAGATGTTATCCTAATGACTGATTATACCTACAATACCATAAATATCCCAATCACCGCAAGCGGAACCACCACTATTACTTTTCCTCTTACTCACGGAGCAGAAGCATATACTGCTGATACCGCTGGTAAAATATACAAAATCAATAACACAGGTATAATAAATCAATATAGTATCTGGGACTTAAAGTTTAAGCCAAAATGTCCAGACCCCCGTGGTATGATACTAATAAATGACTCCTTCTGGGTCGATATCTGGATGACTAATGTACAGTATCTTACAAAAGGAACTAGTAGAAAAGGCGAAAGAATTGCTGATGGAGAAGGTGGGGCTTCACTTCCGCTAATTTCGACGAAAATGGGAGGCAATGGTACATCTGCTTATGGTAATTGTGACTGGTTTACATCAAATGAAGTATTATCTCATTGGGGCAAGAAACTTCTGAGTTATGCAGATTTTTGTGTAGCAGCGTTTAATGGAACTACAGAGAACGGGTCATATGGCGCTGATAATCAATATACGTGTAGGCCGAATGGGGCGCAGTGGTTGAGCAAGTGGGGGATGGAGCAATCTTATGGGGTAATGTATATTTGGGGAGCAGATTTGAATTTTTATCACGGAGCAGATGTAAGTTACGGCTGGAGGAATGTTACTGGAGGCAGAGGTTATATTTACACGACACCTGACGGTATGGTAGCAGGTTTGTACGGTGGCTATTGGTCTGTTGGTTCCATTGCTGGTTCTCGTGCTTCGTATTGGTATAGTTTCGTTTGGAATAGTAACTACCTTGTTGGGTTGCGTGGCCGCTGTGAACATATTGTTGTTCCGTAGCGGAGCGGAAGCGAAGTGGAGGAGCAACACACTTTAACTTTGTATTGATGATGAGAAAAATTGAATTTGGTATATTGATTATGATAGAAAAGAAGCAAGTTCGGTGCATAGAAAATAATATTTGGTATATAAAAAAGAAATAAATAAAAAAACATATGGCAACAAAAAAGATAAGTGAATTAAGTGTAGCTGGAGCGATAGGTGGTACAGAGATGGTAGAATTAGTACAAGCGGGATTATCGGTACGTTCTACTGTCAGCAATGTATCTGCTACGGCCAGTATAGTTGGTGGTATACCGAATACTTTTTTTATAAAGGATAATTTAACGATACCAGCATTTGCTACTACCAACTTACAATCAATGGCGGTAAACAGTAATTTATTGATTTATGTTAATAATAAACCATATACTTTTACCAGCGGTAGTACTATTACTATGCCTGCAATAATGTTGGCAGGTAATGATTACGGTATCTATGCTACAACAAATAATACTCTAATCGCTACCTATACCAATACTGGCTCTACTCCATTAGCAGGTTATACTCCACCCGCAGGATATGATAGTACTAATTCAAGATTGGTAGGTGGCTTCTATTTCGCCCATTCAGGTAGTTCACCGCTCTCAATTCTTGGTAGAACTTGCTCTGGTACAAGTGCTTCAATATCTATGAGTAGCGTATCTCATGGTCTAGTTACAGGAGATTACGTTGATGTAATCCTAATAACTGATTATACCTACAATACCACAAATATTCCTGTAACTGCAAGTGGTGCCACTATCACTTTTCCTCTTACTCACGGAGCAGAAGCATATACAGCAGATACCGCTGGTAAAATATACAAAATCAATAACACGGGTATAATAAATCAATATAGTATCTGGGACTTAAAGTTTAAGCCAAAGTGTCCAGACCCAAGAGGTATGATACTAGTAAATGACTCCTTCTGGGTCGATATCTGGATGACTGGAACGAATTATTTGACTAATGGCACAAGTAGGAAGGGACAGAGAATTGCTGATGGAGAAGGTGGGGCTTCACTTCCGCTAATTTCGACGAAAATGGGAGGCAATGGTACATCTGCTTATGGTAATTGTGACTGGTTTACATCAAATGAAGTATTATCTCATTGGGG